GCAACCGTATTTGCGGTTGCTGCGAGAGTTGCAAATCCAGCACTTGTTGCGTAGGTTGCATTTGCTACCGTTCCTGTGACGTTGGCACCAGCAACCGTATTTGCGGTTGCTGCGAGAGTTGCAAATCCAGCACTTGTTGCGTAGGTTGCATTTGCTACCGTTCCTGTGACGTTGGCACCATTAATTGCACTTAATCCTGCGCCAGCGCCAGATAGATTTCCGGCAGAAAGATTGCCCGTTACCGCGAGAGTGGTAAGATTACCAACAGATGTGATATTTGGTTGTGCACCTGTAGTTACGGTTCCTGCAGTTGTTGCAGCACCAGTAAGATTACCAGTGAATGTCGTTGCAGTTACGGCTACCAGCCCAGCCAAAGCATTTGCAGTTGATCCCAAACTGATCGTAGTATTACCAATGATAATATTACTATTTGCAAGTTTAGCATTAGTCAGACTGCCAGAATTTAGTGCAACAGTAACATCGTTACTCGCAAGGGTAACTGCCCCAGTGCGTGTATTGAATGATTGAACGGGAGCGGCAGCGGCTGCCCCAGTTGAATTTACATAGCCATTAGGGTTAGTTGCACCGTTATATGGAGTATATCCTAATGCTGTAGTAACATCGCCACTTGAAAGAGTCACCGCTCCTGTTCGTGTATTAAACGACGCCACCACTGAGCCAGACCCCGGAATACGGTCCCACGTTGAACCGTTGTAAATTACATAGTCGCCTGCATAAAAAGTAACTGGACCATCACCAATATTCTGTATCCCACCATTACTTACACTATATTCCCAACCAGCAAGAACTCCGGTTGGTAAATTTGGACCTAATGTCGGTGTATTGAGATACGCATCCCATGCACCAATATATACCACGGCTCCAGCAGGTAACTGAGAAGTCGGAACTTTTCCTGAACTATTTAGTGAAGCAACGCCGTTTCCAACACCGATATAACTTAGTGGAATGGCGGCAGTATTTTGACTTGTTCCGTCATTAAATGTTACACCATTGCTACTGAATACCAATTGTTTAGATATAACGTTTGAACCAATTGGTATTGTCCAAACTTCAATGCGAGCACCTTGATTCGTTGCTGTTTGATTTTCACTGGCAACGATGTCAAAACGCGCAATGCCTGCGGCAGGAAAAACATTTGCAGAATTATAGGCACTGCCAGCAAAACGGGCCACAAGTTCATTGCTGTTTACTGGAGTTGGTGATGAACTCGTTCCGTCATATCTGCGACCAACAAACAACGAATAATTATTTGCAGCATCATTATGTATCTTACTTGCTGTTCCGGGCTGTCCAGTGATGTGTAGCATTGATCCCGATGATGCTGGTGGGACATAATTTCCATCGGATGACCCAATAATACTTACTGCTCCAGTATTTGAATCAAACGTGGGAGTTAGAATCTGGACTTCACCAATGCTATTGACTTGAAACGAAGGTTTAGGATTAGTTGTAGTATAAATATTAAATTCATTGGTATTAAAAATAATACCAGCATTAGTTCCGGCTGTTGCGATAGTAAGTGAATTGTTTGCTACAATATCATATATTTGATCACTACTTAGTAAAATATTACCAATTCTTAGTGACCCATTTACTGTCGCATTTCCAGAAATTCCTACCGTTCCTATAAGGTTACTTGTTCCGTTTGCTGTAAAGTTACCGATAGACTGAACAGTTCCAGCCATAATAACATTACCGACAAGGTTACTTGTTCCGTTTGCTGTAAAGTTACCGATAGACTGAACAGTTCCAGACATAATAACATTACCGACAAGGTTACTTGTTCCGTTTGCTGTAAGGGTCCCGGTTACCTGAATATTATTTTGCAATAAAACGTTTCCGCTTAAGTTAGTGGTTCCGTTTGCAATAAAGTTACCGATAGACTGAACAGTTCCAGACATAATAACATTACCGACAAGGTTACTTGTTCCGTTTGCTGTAAGATTTCCTAATATACCAACCGCGCCGGACATCAGTACGATATTTGATAAACTTACTAATCCATTTGCATTAAGATTACCAAGCACCGTAGCATTACCTGACATAGTTACATTACCCATGAGTATGCTTGTGCCATTCGCAGTTAATCCGCCAGCAATCTGTAAATTGCCTCCTATATTGGCGGGTCCAGCAAAATTACTGCCGGTGTTAGTTAGAACCAATACGTTTGAAATGCCGGTAGTACTAAATTGCACACTGCCATTTGGAGTAATAAACATACCGCTATTGCCGTTAGTGATCGCTCCTGTTGAAATGCCAGCAACATTACCAATATAAAGAATATTATTGAGTACATTCAATTCAGCACTATTGTTTACGTTTGCAATATCCTGAATAAAGATCGCGTTTGGTCCCAAATACATATTGCCCCATTTATTGGTAGGAGTACCTAAAGAAAAAGTACTCGGCGTTGATGGAACAAAATTGCCATTGGTAACTGTTGGGGGCGTATATAAGACATTATTAGTAAAGTCGTATGTTAACTGATAGCTTCCTGCAAAACTACCTGTACTATTATATTGAATTTGGGTATTGCTTCCGCCGATTGAGGCGTTACCGGCGATGCCTACGGGCTGTCCACCCGGAGTGCTACCATCACTGTGATAGAATGCATTAGTATCTGGATTCCACCAAATACGATCCTGCTCCCCCACATAATTTGCTGAGTTAGCGTTATTGTCTCTGCTTGTGAATAATTTCTGAATAAAACCGCTCAAGGTAATCTCCTTAAACGTCTAATGGCTCATCGTCACCCAATGCGTCTAACACGACTGGATTGATGCCTGCATTGCGTCTGATGGCTGCGAGTTCATTATAACAATGTTGTTCTTCATCTTCTGGCTCATCACCATCATCATAAATGCTATCAACACCAGTTGCTTTTTTTAACAATTCCAGTTTTAACTGCAGCGGTGGGACAAAAACATCATCCGGCTGCTGAGACAAGCCACTGTCTCCTTCACATCCACAACTTTCCGATTCACCACTCTCAGGTTTATAATCCACATTAGACGCTTCTGGATCGGACATATCAGGTGCGACACCATCATATTTGGCGTCAAGCATATCTGCAAATTTTCTCAATAGTTCACTTGGACTCATATCTAACTCCGTATGTTGTATTTATGCTTCACATAACAAATCACCCGCAAGTGCGGGTGACTGTTTAGATTAAAAATATTTGTAATAAACTCACTTTACATCAAGTGGTCTTGCTTTTTTAGCAACAATACAGTAATATTTTTCTGATACTGATTTTAATTCTTCTTTGCCATCTTCTGTTGTGACTGGAACACTAATATCAAAATCAAGATTGTTGAATTTTTCAATATCAAATCCAGTGCGAAGTAAAAGTGCTGCCCACTGATTAGCACCAAGAATGCTATAGTGATTTAAATTATATTCATGTCTACGTTCACAGTCCGGAGCAGGCAATTCAATATAAATTTTTGACCCTTGCTTTAATATGCGATTGTATTCCATAAGAGTAAAAATTGGATAAGGAGAATGTTCAAGTGACTGACGGGCAAAGATAAAATCTACCGACTCATCATAATAGCCGTCTTTCTGTGGAATGAAGGACATGTCGTATTGTTTAATGGTATGACCATTGTCTTCACATGCTTTGATGTCTTCTGGTGAAATGCAGATACCTGTCAGGTCCGTATATCCTCGGTCACGCATCGTATCAAGGAAATACCCAACGCCACATCCCATATCAAGAATCTTAGCATCCTTTGGAAGTTCCATAGGATCAATATAGGTTTCCACTACCTGTTCGGTAAGTTGTTTGTGAAACTGGCTTGGACCTTCATCATATACATGTTGGTTCATAATATGTTCGTAATAGAACATGAGTTTAACGGCGTCAAAGATTTGTTTTGTGTCAATGTTGTTCATGCAATTACTTATGCAAGTTTCAAGCAATGATTATTTTTTTCTATAATCTTTAGTTTTTCTTGTTGGACTTATTTTATTGGTGTCTTCTCGTTCAGTGCTCTTAGATTGTGCCCATTTACGTCCTGAATTGTCACCTATTTGTTTAGCTGCAAAGTCAAGCATTTTCTGTTCAGCATCTGTATAAGCATGAAACATCGGATTTCCACCGATAAAATTTGATGGAGGTGTGGGAAAATCAGGAGCGCCTGCCAACGCAATACCCATTCTCCAATGATTATATAATTGACCATTATTCATATTCTGATTGTCAAATGTGGTCACGGCTCCCATGCTATTACCAAAAGACTTTTCATCTAAAGTAAGTTCAGTGGATTCAGTTATGAACTCATGTGCTCTCATTATTTTTTATAACTTTTTACTTGTCTAACTGGACTTACTTTATTAGTATCCGTAAGTTCACCTGATTTTCTGGTTGTCAAGTGATTTGCATTTGCCTCAGAACCAAACGCCTTTTCGGCTTGATTAATTATTGCTTCTTCTTCATCCGTATATCCCACGGTGAGTAATGCCTGTCCGCTGGGACCATATTTGTCTGGAACGTGATCATATGAATTTTTACCATCTGCTCCCGCCAAGAAGTGCGCGCCAAATCTCCAAGGAGCATAAGGGCTACTGTTATCTAAGTTAGGGTGACTTCGCATATTAGGAGTTGCAGCAACATGCGCTGATGGCATCTTAGAATCTTCTGTGATGAATTCCCACGCTCTCATAAATTATTCTTTCTTTGTAATACTTATTTATCAGAACGATGTTTCATTCCATTGGAACTAAATGGCGGATTACCTTTTGTGTTCTGCCACAAAGCACGATTACTTAATATTTCTACCCAGCAGTTTCTTTGTGGCTTGTTAAGATTCCAAAAATCAAATTCAATATGGCTTGAGATTGGACGACAATATAATGTTCTTTCACTTGGAATGATCATTTCTTGCGCTGTAGTTCGCATTTTTTTGCGTTCTGTGTTGGTTCTCATAACATTAAGTTGCGGATGATCAACATAAACTTGACACATGCCATTTACCATTGCTGTCGGATTATCAGCCTTCATAACAATAATTTCTGCTTGAGCCATTCTGGCTTCGCTGCTAATTCTACTCAGAGTTTCAGATTCATCATCAGGATTGCGTTGATATCCTGCCCAAGGTAACCATACTCCATGATTGGTTCTTGCTACGGTCTCATTTTGATCAATTTTTCTGCAAACATAATGATATTCACCATCTTTTTTGCAAGCCTCTAAAAGAAACAAGTTATCGCGATCATAGATAATGGTATTGCCAGTCAACTCGTTTTCAATTGATCTTTTGGCTGCATAGACGGCATTATCTTGGAGAAGAGCATCTGAAATTTTTATACCATCAGGGCTGCGTTCTTTTTTGGTTTTGGTAATTTCTTTTTCGTCATCCTGAATCATCAGACTGGCGCTCAAAATCGCAACACCGCTACTATTGAATCCTTCTTTATATCCAGTAACTTCGTCACAAAATAAAAGTCTTTCAAGACCGTCCTTTTCATATACCTCAAATCCAATTTGAGGCACGTAATTTCTGTCACGGTTTTTTACACCGACCCACCCTTTTCCATCAAAATATTTTGCGATAATAACACACACGATTATTGACTTACCGATTGTGTTGTAGTAATGTTTATGCTATTTTCAGTTTCTATTACGGAATTTGCATATCCATCAAGTTCAATATCAAGTCCCGGAGGGTTTATGCCATTCCACATAATCTGTGATGAAATAAAGTGGTCTAAAAGAATCGTATTATTTACCAATGGAGTTACTAATATCTGAACATTTCCTGCGACTATATTCATATCATAGGTGGATACTGCATTACCAAAAAACGTAGTTCCAAAACCAGTAAACGCCACCTGAGTTCCATCATTACTGAGTTGTGCGGAAAGCTGGATATTTTGACTATCGCTGGTTGCAGGATTGCTTGAACGGATATAAAATTCACCTTGAGTGAATGCGTTGGCAGGTGTCTGAAAGATTACTTGCCCCGAGACATTACTGGTTGTTGTTGCATTATTAGTGTTTACAAATGTTGCAAATAGATTGGAAAAATTGTTATTGACTTTTCCGAAGGCAACACGCAGTGGATCACCTTGCTGGTCATTTGGTGCTGCACCAATATTAATAATCTGTTGAGTAGCCATATAACTCTTTCATGTTATGGACTATTTATCAGAGACTTAATTATTTGGTGGCGTTTTCAAATATCTTTTTTTGTGAAGTATACCATTCATTCCATGAGTCAACCTGTGCGGCGCATTCATGATACTTAACATAATTGTTGGCAACTGCTGTCATCATGTCACTAAGTTTTGGATCATCTTTTTTAAGAGTGCCCAGTTGTGGGCATGGCTGTCTTAAGACAGGAGGGACATCAGGAAATTTAGCCGTTACAGGAACTGTAGTTACACAGGCACCAAGTAAACAAAATAATGGAAGTGTCATTACTTTTTTCATTTAGTATCTCCCGTTATCATAGCTGCTCTATTATGAAGCTCAACAACTTCCGGTGGAATTTTACATTCGTTATCCATTTTAACAGCATCTGCTTTAATTTCATGAATTATGACATCACCTTTTTCATGGATGATTTTGGTCTTAGTTAAAATTTTGGTTTCTATTTGAGTATTTGCCTGCTTGGATTCTACTTTAGCTTGTGCCAATTTTGCTTCTAAATGCTTTGACTCTGCTGCGATCTTCTCTTTGTATGTCTCTTCACCTTGGTAATAAATTGCAAATCCAAGCGCAACAGAGCCAAGAATACTTACTGGGAATTTAAACAATCGGGTGTTACGAGTAAATCCCATAACAAAGGACGCAATATGCAATAAAATTCCTATTGTTAAGAGTAGGTGGATAATCCACTTAATAATAAGTCCGAATAAAAATGAAAACATAGTAACATTATTTATACTATGTTTTCATTTTTTCACATGGAGTATTTCAAATAATGTTCGGCAACAAGAATCATTGCCTTGGCTTGTTCTTTATTTTTTGGAAGAGGAATGTGTGTTCCGTCTTCATAACGACTTGCCGTTTCAAGCAGGGGTGCAATATCGTTATCAAAAATTTGGGACATGTCGCGCCACAGCGCATTAGCTTCTGCTTCTGTCATACCAGATGAAAGAAAATATAGTCGTTCATCCTCAGAAATTCTGAGACCAAAATCATGACGATAGGTAAGACACATGTTATTGATGATTCGTTCTCTGTTCATGCTTTTGCTCTCATATATCTACAAAGATAGTATCCATCTACTCCTGCAGGGACAGTTTCTAGTAAAATATTAGATGACTTAGTTTCAGTATGATGTTCTTTCCGAATCCACGTTTCAATTTTCGGTCTATTCTCCGGTGGCATCCGACTTGTAATGTATCGAATACCTTTTTCTTTATGTGTTTCCCAAAGAGTAATGAAATCTTCATTCAAAAATGTGTTCATACCGCCATCTCCGCTTTGATAGTCCCATGACATTTGTAATTGTCCAAGTCAATCGTTTCTAGTGTGAAGTCATTGATGTTTTTGATATTTGGGTTCAACCACAACGTAGGCAGAGGATATGACTCACGCGTCAACTGTTCCTTTACTTGATCAATGTGATTGCTGTAGATGTGTGTATCTCCAGTAGAGATAATCAATTCTCCTACATCCAAATCACAAACATGAGCGATCATATGCGTGAGTAATGCATAGCTTGCAATGTTGAATGGCAATCCCAAAAATACATCAACTGATCTTTGGTACATGTGGCAACTAAGTTTCCCATTACTTACATAAAACTGTGCCAGAACATGACAGGGTGGGAGAGCCATTTGATCAAGTTCGTCCACATTCCAAGCATTAATGATATGTCTACGTCCATTTGGGTCATTCTTGATTCCACTAATCAGTTTTGCAACTTGATCTGTTCCTCTCCAGTTTCTCCACTGAACCCCATATATTCTTCCCAAATCTCCGGGGAATTCTGATTTAGGTTTCCAATAAGCTGCTTCAGCATTTCCTGTCCAGATCGTATTACGTTCTGAATCTCTTGTTCCGTATAGAATTTCACATAACCGTCGCTCATCGTTACTTCCTTCTAAAAACCATATTAATTCACTTTTAACTGCTTTCCATGCTAATTTCTTAGTGGTTACAGCAGGGAATTCTTTTGATAAATCAAATCGTAATTGACGACCGAATACACTAATAGTGCCTACTCCGGTACGATCATTTTTATGTTCACCATTGTCAAGAATGTCTTGCAAAAGGTCTAGGTATTGTTTCATTTTCTATTCCATATTTGATATTCATGATCAGGAAATACTTCATTGTATCTCCTTACAAAATTATTCTCCAAGTATACCAAATCTATAAAGGTATCGCAAGTATATTCGGTAAATGTTTTTGTAAGATGAACTTCATGGATGTTATTCCAACAACTTTCAATAAGTTTCGCGCCACCGATAATCCAATAGAAATCGTAAACATTGAATTTTACATCAGTCATATGGATTACATTATTATATTCTATTTCCAGTGGCTTGGACGATACTACAATGTTTATGCGATTCGGAAGTGGTTTTATGGGAAGACTATCCCACGTATTTCTTCCCATAACAACCGGCTGTCCATCAGTAAGTCGTTTAAACCTTGGCAAATCGCCTTGGATTTTACTCCAAGGCAATCTGTTTTCGTAACCAATGCCGCCATTGGGATCGGATGCTAATATTAACTTCATAATCTACTTAATAACTTATCAGTTTCTGGTTGAACAACTTCTGCAATGCTTTCTACATTGAGAATGAACTCAATGCCTATGACCAAATCATCAAGTCCATCAAGTTTACGACTAATAAACTCTTCTATTTGATCTGGCTCAAGTCCTTGATTTAGTAACTTTGCAATATTGATAGTATTTTGTCGCCGCCCCTCAAGTCTCAAAATTAACTTTTTAATGAACTCTACTGGAATCTTTTGTTTATCTACATCTTCCAGTAATCGTTCCCACTTCTGAATGAACTCAGGTGACATAATCTATGACGCCTTATGCAACTACAGGAGTTTTCTTGGGACGACCGCGAGTCTTCTTTTCAAGTGCATTGACCGATAGCATTGAAACTGGCTTAGATGGTGCCAATGCATCTGCTTCAGCAAGCAGCCGCTGTGCTTCTGCAAGAAGTCCATTTGCTTCATTACTCATACGCTGTGCCTGTGAACGAAGATTATTTGCAATCATATTATCGCCCAATGCATCGTCAGATGACGCGGTAACCGGTGGACGATTTGTGACTGCATCTACGTCTCCGCGCATTCTGCGAGCAACTTCTGCGGGGTCTTGAATTCCACGCTGCCCATCAAGTTCGGCCATTCTCTTAACGGCATCTTCCCCAGCCTTCATCTCATCAAGAATTTTGTTGAGTTCACTCAACTTGATTTTTACGTTTGGTGCTGGGGTCATTACGATCAATTCAGTCTGTACCTTCTTTAACATACCTTCGGTATGGAGGCGCTGTAGAATGGCATGACCATCTCTTGTATACGAACGATTTAGTGCATCGGCTAAGTTTTCACTGTTCTGACCGATATCGCTTTCAATACACTTGATAAGTGGATCGTGGATATTCTGTCCCATAATTTCAGTATAAACTACCAGTGCCATGTGAGGTTCGCCTGGCACTTCACGGAATACGACTGCTACTTTTCTGTCTCCATGACGACCAACGTGTCTCAAAAAACTCATATTTTTGTCTCCTTATTATGACATAGGTATTTAACAAGGAAATTTACATCAGAATATTTTTAAGACCATTTCATTGTAATGTAGGGCATCAGTGATTCGTGCACGTTGTATCGTGGAAAATAATATCTAATCATGACCACCTCAATATGAACATGGTTAAATTCTTTTCTTCTTCAAACTCGGCCCATACATCAAGTCCTTCAATAACACACTTTGCTCCGGAATTTTTTATTATATCATAGAGTGCATAATTGTATTTTAAGCTATCACGTGGTTCGGTTATGGAATCAATTAAATTTTTATATATGGGCTTAATTGTATAGCCATCAATGAGATTGATACGAACTGTCATGACCATCTCAGAAGGAACCAAGATTCCAACTCGGGGCTTAGGATATAACGTCGACGAAACCCATTATCATCTGCATAACCATGTTTCTGGAAACATGGTGCACCATGTTTCCACATACGGAGTGGGTGAGACTCAATCCAATCAGTAGTATCACCTACTATCATAGAATACATATTCCACCCAATTGGCTGATAAATACCAAGCCATACCCATGGCATCAATTTTCTTGAATACTCATGCAAATTTGAGTTCATAAAATACCGCTTCCTCTGGGTCTTCAAACGCCGGAAATGAGGCACCATGAGTGCCTCCTGATATCAGGGAAAACCTTCCTACCAGTTTTTCGGTGATCCATGCATATGATTCAGCATTTATAGGCGTGTTGGAACGAACAAAATGATTGGGCATGAAGTTCAGTTCTCTTTCCAAAAACCACTGACTTAAGTTTAGATCATCTATCGTTTTCATTATCTTTTACCAATGCATAAAGAATTTCCAACTTTTCAAGTGCGTCCATGAGAGTCGGGTTAGTCTCAGCAAGACGGATAATACGCATCATTCGCTGAGAACGCATAGCAAGTTGCATTTCCTTTTCCAATTTCTGATCCTCTGAATGTAGTTGTTGAGTTGAAGAAGCAAAACCCCGTGTGTAAATAGTTTTGCCCCCGTCAGGTGATTCAAAAACCATCTGACGGGAGACATCAACTTGCATTATTTCTGTTTTTGGCTTCACAGACTTATTACTTACGATGATCATCGTAAAGAGCAAACACCCCGAAAGGAGGGTTCGGGTTAGGATCGCCGTGAATGATCCAAGTAGTGTCGCAGTAGTCAGGCGTTCCCCAGCTACCACAAGGATACCCGTCAGTAAACACGATCAGACGATTGGGAACCCTGCCTGCTTCTTTGAGGTCATTGAAAATGCAGTCAAAGTCGGTACCACCACCACCATGGAGTTGATATTCTTCAAGGTTTTCCATGTTTTCAGAAGAAAATTCCTGTGTGTTGTAGCACCGCGTGTCAAAGCAAGTAACACGAAGATTGTACCCATCAAATGCATCCATCATGCCACCAACTTCTGAGAGGAAAGCCATACCTTGCTTGTTGGAGATTGAACCGGACATGTCAATATAAATATCAACATCAATTTCCTCACCAGGGTTCATGCCAGGCATGATTGCGTCCATATGCCACGAACGGCGAGAAGGACGCATCCAAGTATAATCAGACTTGATTGCAGAGGTAAGATTGGTCTGGATCAGTTCCCGCCAAGGCATAACAGGGTCAGTGAGGCTTTTGATCATGATTTCAACGCCCTTAGGAATACTACCAGCCTCAGCCGTAGAAGCAGCATTGAGAATTGCCTGCTTCATTTCTTGGCGGATTTCTTCCTTTTCAGCCTCGGAAAGGTTAGGACGACCCTTACCCTTCTTGTTGCCATCTTTGCTTTCGCCATCATCACCATCGCCATCACCATCATCACCATCGCCATCAATGTGATCGTCAATCATCTTGTCCAGAAGATCGTCAATGTTGATATATTGGACGTTCTTCATCAGATCGTCATAGATCGCCTCAACCGCCCAGTTTTCGTACTTGGTGTCATAGAGACATGGAACAGTGGTGATGAAATCACCGACCTTGTGACGCTTCAAGTCAGCATTGACCGCATAGTCAGCCGCGATGTTCCAGAATTCCGGATCACGGTTGTCACGGCGTCCAAGGTGATCATACACCACGTGCAGGACTTCATGTCCGACAAGAAATTCAACTTCCTTAGTCTTGAGCATCTGAATGAAGCGAGAGTTGTAATAGAACCGGCGACCATCGGTGGCCGCAGTGGTCAGCCACTCATCAGCATTGATGAGTTGAAGGCGAGTAGCAAGGTTGCCGAAGAAAGCATGACGCAGCAAAAGCCCGATACGTGCGGTAACCAAGCGTTCGCGAGCAAGATGGTCAATCTTAGGATCGGTAGGACCCACGAGTTTATCAAACTTGTTGCTACGCGAACGCTTGGACTTCTTGGGGGCAGTGGTATTGGTAGTCATGTTAGAAACCTTTCGTTGTTGATGTGCTGACTTTAACGCAGATGTACTGTCATGTCAAGCATAAATCACCTGATCCATTTATAATACATATCAAAATCTTTATTTTTCATATAATGGATCGCTCCCTTTTTATAGGGAACCGGGGCATAAGTAACAAATTGTAAAAGAATTACATCCTGTTGCAAAATTTTAGAAGCATCTGAGTGAGGATATCCATAAATCTTGCGAATGTCCTGAGGACGAAACTCAATATCATATGGTGCCGCTTTAATTGCTTCTACCATATCGCGTTGGTGATCAGTGAGCTTCACGTGTAAATCCTTTTAAAAGAGAAGAGTTAGTTGGCTTTTGGACTATGCTTAACGCGAAGCAAATCGTGTACAATGGGACCATATCGTTCATGAAACTTTTCCATCATCCGAGAATTAGGATCAACATACGGAAAGTTGTCAGATCGGAACATGAACCAAGTTACCAAAATTGGCAAAAGTCGCTCATCAATTTTTTCTGCTGCCCGAGAAAGTTCATCGGACATAATATTACTGACGAAATAGGGGCGGAGTTGTTTTGCACTGTCTGGATCAGGTTCAGCAAACTCAGCAAAAACAAAGTCCATCACACTATCCCAGTATTCAGAAGCATTGTTTTGTTCCACTACTGCGATAGCAAGATTTACTAAAGTATTTATTTTGTCGCTCATGTTGCATAATCCTTATAAAAAAGGGGGAAGATTGTCTCAAACCTTCCCCCATGGAGCCGCTGGCTTAGTTACCAGCTTCTACGATGTACTTGCCATACTTCTTGTGGAAGTCATTGAAGTTAGTCAACTGCGAAGGCTCAATCGGAAGTTTGTAGGTCTTCAGAGCGATCTTTGCACCCATAACCACCAATTCAGTCTCAAAGTTCTTCATGATAAACTCAAAGAAGTTGTCAGCCATCTTGTGGAAACCCTTGTTATCCACGGTCTTGTTTGCCAGAGCATCACGAAGTTCGTAGCACATGGAAATCGTCAGCGAGTACATTGCCGAAATTTCCTTGACCGCCAATTCAGTGACCTTGCCCGAGAGGATATCGGCAGGGTTAGGCATGCGACCGGCAACCTTACGGTGTGCCATGAACTTGGTAGCAAGACCGTCACCGATGGAACCGGCAACCAGAGTAAACAGCGTATCGTTGTCAACCGTTTCATCGCTCAGAAGATCGCTGACGAAGCACCACGAACGCGGAGTTGCGAAGGCGCGGCTGGAACCCTTGGCGTCAAAGTCATAACCGTCCTGTTTGGAGAACGAGAGATAACCAACAACGTCTTGGTGGATGCCCTTGTTGACTGCCCAATTCTGCCATGCAGCGAAGTCATACTTCATTTCGATGTGAACAAAACGATTGGCGAGCGGCATCGGCATGCGATAGGTAACGCCCTTGTCGCTGTCACGGTTACCGGCAGCAACGATAACCACGTTATCGGGCAACTTGTACTTACCAACGCGGCGATTGAGGATCAACTGATAACCAGCGGCCTGAACCGCAGGAGGAGCCGAGTTCATTTCGTCAAGGAACAGAACAACGATGGGATACTGGTCGCAGACTTCTTGGCTGGGAAGATCAACCGGCTCAGCCCAATCCATCTTGCCATTGTCTTTGTTATAGAAGGGAATACCGCGAATGTCGGTAGGTTCCATCTGTGCCATACGAAGATCGTACATGTAGCCGCCAAGTTCTTGGGTGACTTCTTCAACCACTTCCGACTTGCCGATACCCGGAGGACCCCAGAGGAACACAGGACGCTTTGCCTTGAATGCCGAAAGGAGAGCCTTGCGAGCCTGAATAGAATTGATAGTGAGAGTGTCAGATACGTGAGACATGTGTTTAAGCTCCATTAGGTTGTGTTAATGTAATAGAGAGTGTTTTCCGTTGTTGCTCTCTATGAACCCTGTATAGCGATGGTTCCAATTCGAGTCAACAACTATTTTCACTTTTTTGAAGTTTTTTATGCCATCAGTTGAGCAATGAGGATAAGCTGATCCAAGTGGTTGATTGCATTGATGATTTCTTTGAGTTTCTTATCCGAAGCAATGATATGTTGATTGCTACGCAGATTGCGCTCAGTTTTTGGTACACTACGAGATTTTACCTCAAGTTTGCTGAGTTCAGTGATCATCTTCTTGATGTTACCGTGCAATTTATACAAGTCTGGATTATACTCCAGCTTGAAAAGTTTCAACAACCTCTTATCAAGGTGTGACTGAGCCAAAATCGCACTATGAATGTTTTCCATAGTCTACCCTTACGATAGCATCAGGAATAAGTCAATATCTTACTTAAAGTCTAAGACGATATGGCTACCATTCCGAAACCAACAATCAGCCTGAGTACTCCATTTATCATATAATTCATCATCTACTACGCGACAATGTTCTTCAGGGCGAGCACCAAATCCACCAATTGGACAAGGATGATAGTTGACCCAGTTCACTACAATAAAACGACCTTTGAACGTGGTGAGAATGCGTTCCCAAACTTTATCAAATGCCGGTTCAGGTATATGCTCAAGGCTTTCTACCATAAGGATAGTATCAAATGTTGTTAAGTCAATTTCATCTATAAACTGGTCTATAAAACCAACCATTGGTTTAACTGGTTGAAATTGATACTGAGTTGCTGTTTCTTCATACCATCGCTCTGCACCATTTCCTGGTTCAACACTGATGACTTCAATTCCCATGTGATTGAGAACAGTTGCTACTTCTCCACGACCTCCGCCAATTTCCAAAACACGTTTGGGGTTTCTGGTAGCAAAGGTTTTCAAAAATTGCATTTGTGATTCGATATAGCGGTAATCGTTACTTTCCGCTCTACCATTTTCATCTACTTTAAATACCTCAGGAAATGAATCTTTGAGTTGTTCCCATGATATATTATGGGCATACCCTAAACCAGCCAAAGCATCTCCAAATTTAAGACTTTGACTCCTCCAACTACGTATACCATCTGAATGGGTAAAATATGTAAAATCATATAAATCGTTCATTATTATTGTCCTTTAATTTACTCTATTATACTAAGTATAATAGAGTAAGTCAACGTGTTTCTTTCATCATGTTAGGATCATTTGGAGAAAAGGAGCCACGGTTTCCGACTGCGGATTTAACCTGATTCGGATTAAAAACTACCCAAACTTCACCGGACTTTGCATTGCTGTTGTTTGGAATGATTTCATTGATAATAGCACCATCAAAGCCAAGCTTCTGTAAGGTTTTTACAAAGTGATCACCTTCTGGTCCGTCAAACAGTTCCCAGCGTTCAAACTCATCAACATAATAATATATTGACCTCAAGTCAATACCATTGTCTTTAAATCCTTGCACGGTTTCTTCGTTATCTAACATATGTGAAAGATTGTTATCTCTTAGATCAATGGGATTCTGTACTGAAAGATATACAGGCAAGATTCGTCCACTTGGCTTATATTCACCGGGGTAATCTGGTTTCTCAATGAACGATTCAGCAAACATTGGATCAACCGCAAAGAAGGAACCATGACGTTCTACTTCAAATGCCATACCCAATGCACTTGCAAAGCCTGTGCCATGAGTGTTGAACGTGTCAAAGTCTTTAGTAGTAGCATGATAGAATGTCATTGGCTTATGACCATCCCATGCATGAGTGTGCTTTAGCCAATCGTCCATTCTTTTTTGGCGATGCTGTTCATCATAGCCGGGAAACAGTTCTTCTTGTTCCTCTTCTGCTAAGAATGACTGCCATTCGTTCATCAGGCTTTCGGCAATCTTACCGTCTGCTCTAGCTTGGGGAGGGATGCCTGCTCTGGAAGTCTTGAAGCCAAATGCCTTAGCGTTCTTCTTGATCGCATCTGGCTTGACATCTATTGTTAACGCCGTGCACCATCGTGGGTCATTCTTTTCTTTTGCTGATGGGATGTATCCTGATGCTTCGTCAATATAAGGTAAACGAACATTTTTATAGCGATCAGGATCATGCGGCTTAACTTCTTGTGTCTTCTTAGGCTTTGGTTCTCTCCAACCACGTTCCCATGCTGCCGCACCTTTTCTTGCCGCAAGATTAACGTCTTGTCCTCTTGCTCGCGCTGAACGGACAAAATGGTCAATCACTTGCTGCTTGGTGGTGTAGGCTTCGTCAAGTTGTTCTTCTTGCATTTCATAGCGTTTCATGATTTCATCTGGAACATTATCATCCCATCCAACATAATAATTATCACTAATTTTATCTATCGCAGCGTCAAGACGATTTCTATAGTCGTATGGTATACCCAGTTCTTCTGCACCACTGCCGTGAATGGCCTCAGTGGCATCCCACCAGTAAGTATCACCGCTGTAATAGAGTCCACGAAGATGTTTGTGTTGTGATTTTTTAGTTAGATTATACAGAGCACGTGGTGTAGGGTTTTTCCAATGTTTTAACGAGCTTTCTTCATTGATTATTGCATCAAACTGGTGCTTCAATTCTTCAGCAAGAGTGTCTTCTTGCTCGGCAATTTCCTCTTCAATGCTTAACTTACTGCTGCGAAGTTTATCACGTAAGTTATATAGTGCATCAATGCCCTTTTGTGATCTAACTGCTTTATATGCAAGATTTTCTGGTGAGAATTCTCCGCCCTTAGATAATCCTGCCTGACGATAACGCTTGATCATATGCAACACATTATCCAGCCGCCCTAAGTCTTTTGTTTTTAAAGTAAGGTCAACCAAATCTGCTAGTTTTTGATATTTTGCTTTGGTTGCTGTCTGATCAAAGTTTGCTCTGCGTTTTACTGGATGCTTAATCCAGCGATTATTTAAAATACTATATTCACCAAGTGACACTACAGGCTCGTTGCTGTCTTGCACATATACTTCTACTGGAATGCCATGGACAGTAATATTATGAGAGTCATTATAAATTGTCTTTTTGGCTTTGAATAATTCCTGATAGACTTCATTGTCAGGAAACCGCGACATATCCACAACTATGTGTAAATCAAGATCGCTATGTTTTGTATAAGAATATGCAGCATTTGAGCCAGAAATGGTTACGTCTTTTACATTAACATCACTGATTCCAAGTTCTGACATGAAATCGTCTGCAATACTTAATAGACTATCTTTAACTTCTGGATCAAGGGTTTCGTCTATCCAAAGGTTGGGGTTAAGTTTGTCGTGAAACTTAACTGCGTCTGAAAGTTTAAATGAATGAAGTTCTTTAATGTCCATTCATATATTTATCAAGAATGTGTTGGGTTAAGATTATGAGCAGGTTGATAGCAGTTAATTATTTCCCAACGTCCATCATGGTGTTCAACTAATGCAGTCATTGATTCTACCCAGTCACCGTCATTCATATAAACAACGCCGTTGATGTTTTTAATTTCGGCAGTATGTATATGACCACAAATTACTCCATCATATCCTTTGCGTTTAGCATATTTGGAAATATTGTCTTCAAAGTGATACATGAAGTCCATCGCGCGTTTTACACGATGCTTTAGATATTTGCTTAAGGACCAGTAACCAAATCCCATTTTGTGTCTGAGCCAGTTGTATTTTGTATTGATAGCAAGCACAAAATCATATGCACCATCACCAAGAAAACTGATCCATTTGTTTACGCGAGTGATGCCATCAAACAAATCGCCATGAACTACAAGATAATGTTTACCGTCTTTACCTATATGTTCAATCTGATTGACGATTTCTACATTTCCAAATGCCAAATTAAATGCCAAATACGGGCGGAGGAATTCATCATGGTTACCCAACACGTATACAACTCTGGTGCCGCGCTTGGCATGTCCGAGAATGCGTCTGATCACATTAGTATGAGTCTGTTTCCAACGAAACTTATTCTTTTGAATTTTCCACCCATCAATAATGTCTCCGACCAGATAGAGGGTTTCGCAAGAGTTATTTTTCAAAAAACTATCAAGCTGTTCAGCTTTACAATCTTTTGTTCCGAGATGAATGTCTGAAATGCATATCGTTCTGTATGTTTTTTGTGTTTTTGTCATTTATTATGACGATCTTGGAATGTGATGGTCGTTTTCTGATACGGATAGTCGTTTAGCCATATTCTTTTGAATTTTTATGTTTGGTGGCTGTCCAGTTCCAAGATCAGCATGTGTAAACACGCCATATAACTTGATCGTTGTTGGGTTTCTTCCGGATAATTCATACACGATGGCGATATCAGGTGTAAGATGTGCCTTCACCGCTTTTTGAAGATATTGTTTATAGATTCCATTACCAGTAAATGGTTTATCATTCGTGCCATACTGTGCAAGAGGATTTGCCTCTTTGAATCGCATAAACTCTTGAATTTTTTGTAGAATGTTTGGTGTATCCTTCTGGGCACTAACCACAGAAGGAATCCACATAGAACCTTCTACAAATACTACGGAGTTATTTTGGGGTGGGTTAGAATTTGATTTTTTAGCCATTAATCTTAACAGCTTCTTCCAAACGAGCCATCATTTCGTCTCCGGTCATTGGCTTGCTCCAAGGACCATTTGCAGACTTGATGATTGCTACCACATCGTCCGTGCGGAGACCAGTATCGTTACTAGCATCAATGGCTTCAAAAAGAGCCTGTTCGCTGGGTTGGGTTACTTCATTGATACGCATGATATTATTATTTATCCTTCAGATCGTGTTATCAAACGGATATAACGTGCCTATTCTTATTGTCAAGAAAAAATAGTGGTTTTTTATTTGAAGATCATCCAATCCAACCCACCGTTGGAATCAAATCGGTCTGGTGCCGCCCCAACCTTCATGAATCATATTATGTTTCCTATATAAAATGGCCCGTTCTGTTGACGGGTGGGCCAGACCCCGGAAATCATGCTGCTAGAGCAATATCCATGGTTGAATTATCATTTGCAGATACTTCTATTTAGTCTATAATGCGACTAACCAATCAGTCTAGGCGTTCCTATTCCGTGACAATCGATCCTATATTCAGGCCCATCATAAAGAAACTAAAACATTCCGCCTTTTCGGCGTTCTTTTCTGCACCATGCAGAATATGATAAAATTTTATCCTTATTCTTTTTCTTGGCACAGTATGCCTTATACTCTTTGTCTGTTTCAACGGTAGGAAGTTTCTTTCTTCCTCCCCTATAAAACTGTCTTTTACCAGACCATGGATTAGAATATATTGTCATAGTTTCCTTATGGTGGACCTGTCGGGTACCGCCCCCGAGTCTTGTCTACCTTTATTGATAGCCATCATCAACTAATGACCTATTTATAATTCAAATCGTTGCTCTTGTCAAGAGTTTTTCCAACGTACTCATGAGAAAAACATACTCTTTTAATATGTTTGTCCTTGTGGTTCTTTTCCTTGACGGCGCGGTTGGTTATATAATCTTTTCTACCCTTACCGTTCTTTGACGTTCCTCTCCACCGTGGGGAAGAGTTTCTGTATTCACCCAATCGTGGATGCGCAGTTTTAGAAAAAAACCTACAACCTCTTGCTAAGAAGATTTCACCAATAGCATCACTTAAACGGGTCCCAAACCCAAGACCCTGATATTCCGGAAGAATTACTGTTCGGTGTCCTCTCCATGCATTCTTGAAGTTGCCATTTGGGAATGGAAGAGCGGCAGCAAATCCTACTATTTCACCATCCCAAATAGCTAACCAGCATTGTGCAGTTCTATTAAGGTTCCCGTCGAGATAGTGATGGTGGCGAAAGATAGGCCAGATTTCGGTTGAACAAGGTATGATTTCCAGTTTGATTTCGGGTCTTGGCCGAAGAGACCCCCTTCCGGTCATTTGACCGGTCATAGTATCATATACCCAATCGGGCTGTAACCATTCAATCACATCATAATGGCATGTTGCAAGAACAATGTTCTTTAGGTTATGTTTGTCAACATATCTACGAATTGCAACAGAACACGATTTAGCTACATTCCTGTCAATAACAGATGTGAACTCATCAAAGACCATACCTGATACCAATGATCTTGCGAGATTGGCGCGAAACTGTTCTCCATTTGAAAGAACATGATATGGCCTGAGCCAAGATGGAATGGTGTTTAATCCCACAGCAGACAGTCGTTCTGCAGCTTGATCTGCCGATTCAAAGTGTGAGCAGATTGCTTTAGTTTCATCCCATTCAGGCTGTTCAGTAGAACCAAACGATTTCAACAGAGATGACTTACCTGATCCAGATGGACCAACAATCAACCCGATACCATAATCTTCCGGAATACTTGGAACATTTGGAACAGTAAATGTGGTAGTCCCGTTGAACTCATAGTCAAACATAGATGATACTGCTTTAGTGATATCATCTTGAGATACAGATACCGATATATCTCTACTCGGTATCTTATCGTTCTCAAACTCAAATAGAGATGCTATACTATCGTGCATATTATTCATCTGCTATTTCAAACAGGTCCCCATATGGGTTCTGTTCTTTTTCGTATTGCTCTTTTGCATTCTGAATACGTGCTTGTGAAATCTTGATATAATCTGGATCAAGATCAATGCCAATATAGTTGAAGCCTTCAAGCATCGCAGCCTTACCTGTTGAACCAGAACCATTGAATGGATCAAGAACGGTTCCACCTTTTGGTGTGACTAAACGACACAGATACTTCATCAAGTCAGTTGGTTTCACTGTTGGGTGATTGTTCTTTTTGTTTTCTGGATGAATCCACTCATTGTCTGTGCAATCACATGGTTCAATCTGATATGCGCCACATTTGTTACATACGCGACGAATGCCGTTTCCCTTTTGATTAGATACAGCCTTTTTATCAAATCCATCAAGCCCCGAATCTCTATCGGATTTGCTGGCTTTGGCACAGTAGAAGAATCTTGCTGCTGATCCCGTGTCGCCTCGTTTCGCTGATGGAACTCTTTGATATTCACCATAGCAATTAGTATTATCATTTCCTGTATGTGATGGCTCTGTTCCTTTTACATCACCTTGTTGACCCTTACTTTCAGGAAACAATGCGACAACTTCATCACTACCATCATGAATGATATTAGCGGGGAATCTTCCCGATACTGTTGCAGTTCCAATACTTATTTGCTTAGCTCCAATACCATATGCTCCACACCCCTTAGCGTTTGGATTATCGTTGCCCCCTTCACGGGCGAGATTATTTAAATTTTCTCCACCTTTTAAATCATATGTGCGAGTCTCATTACCAACACGACAATCATTAATATTGATGCCACCAGTTCCATGCTTTAGAACGTTCTTCGCTACAGTCTTTTCAGATAGTGGCTTCCTAGCAACGCAAATAGGCTCCCATGCTGGCTTCAGTGCCGTGCCCCAGCCATCCCATTGTTTTGCTTCTTCTGTTGCTGGTGCAGTAATGTTTACTTCAGTCCGTGTCATTCCATATGAATGTGAGCCGCTTGCTGCTCCATTTTTAATGCCTACTTTCTTTTTACCCACGATTTCACGTTCCGCTGCATCTCGCAGAGGTCGCAGTTCTGAGGGAAGTTCAAGAACATCAACAAGTTTTTCCCAGTTATCTCCTGACGGTATTCTGAGACCGCTTTCCCAGTTCCAACATGCACCAGATGGGGTTCCTACTATTAGTTCGCTAATATCTTGTCTTGATAAACCCTTCTTTTCTCTTGCCGCTATCAATGCTATTCTAAACTTCTCAATAGATTCCGAAGGGGCAATGCCTTCTTTATCAATAGCCTTACCGATGTTCATAGACTTAGGAAAGCCAGAGCCATAAACCCATCCGATTTGATCGCGAATATCAAATCCAGCGTCTTCAATCGCTACTACCATTCTATGATATGTGCGAGTGCCAGAGAATGCAAGTAGATGACCACCTGGTTTCAATACTCGCATCACTTCTGACCACATTTCAACACTATATGCGATGCCAGAACTGTCCCATGATTTACCCATGAAGCCAAGTTCATACGGGGGATCAGTTACTACAGAATCTACAGAGTTGTCTTCCATAGTTTTTAATACGTCAACACAGTTGCCGTTATGCAATACAAATTTACTCACGAATTAATCATATCCTTATAGTGCTTTGACCAAAATATATCCGAAAGATGCATTAATGTCAATGATTTTCTATTACTGAACCGCATGAGTCTTTTTATGCTTGAGACTTTTCTTCGTGATCTTTGTGTAAAGTTCTTTTTGTTTTTCTACATCTTTATTGATGATTGCTTCATACAATTTCTGAATTAGGGTTTTCACTCTCATAATTAGTGTCCATAGCAAACTGTCTGGCGTGTGACGAACGTATTATACTGGTCAAAGGTGTCGTTAATCTGGCAAGTGCCGCGAAAACGATCATAGTAGGTATAAGTCGTGACTGTATGATATACCGGATAAACTGGCGGCGGGGAATACGTAGGCACTTGTGGATAAACATTTATTGGCTGTTGATGATCCGAATTAGAAATAATCACGCCAATAACCCCACCGATAATCAGTGGAGCAATAAAATCTCCGCCATGTCCACCATGAACACCATGCCAATGTTCACGTGCTTCTGAGGCTACGGGTGCAGTAGCCAATGCGATTCCGAGTAATGCTGAAATAAGCTTTTTCATATATTTTCTCCTTAACTATACTATATATGCATTTTTGTAAAAAGTCAAGGAGAAAACATAAATCTTACTGGGTGCGAGTATTTCCGTAATGGACGATTTTTCCTGCATGTTGATGGGCAGTAATTCTTCTCCAAGGATCAATTACAGTGGAATTAACCGGAAACTGCAATTCTTTCACATACTGTTCCCAGTAACCAATCAGATACACATCTGTGGATTCTCTCTTTAGATCAAGATCGCCGGTATGAATATCATAATAATTTACTGTTCCACCCAGTTCTTCAACATAGTGTCCGACAAGCATTGAAGAGGAACCATTAGTATAAGGAACATTAGGCTTATATGCCTTTCCAACAATGGTTACATTCTTTCCATATTCTAAGCAACGCTTAGCCATGTTTTCCGCCTGAACTTCTCTTGCTCGCATGATAGCATCAAACAAATCATAACCAAGACCGAGATTATCAGCCATGTAACGTAATGCAATGTTATCCCTTGGATGACAATTATGAACTACCAACCCAGTGGCTGAATTAACATAATATTGATCATCATCAGTTTCATGATTTGGCTTCACTTCCATGTTATATACAAAACCATCATATTTTACTTTAGTGATTTCGTTAATTGTCGTCTTCATAATTTTTCCTTTAATGTTTTACATTTGTCTCCATGCCATCGTTTATAGTTGCCTTTATTGGTAACAATTCCACAATGATAACATAATTCTGTTTTCCCATTTAGTATTTGATTTTGTTTTTCACGTTCTTCTACTGTCCGGTTGACATTCCACAATTTAACTGCTTCTGATATCAGTCTACCTCGAATTTCTTTTTCTTCTTCTGTCAATCTATCATGATAATTCTGTGTAGCGGCTGATAAATTATTACGATGTTTTATGCTTTCTTCTTCTGTTCTATTGGCATAGTATTCTTTTGATCCCATGGAAAGCAGTTCAGCGGTATGTTCACATATACCTTCCCACCAACCTTGGCGCATCAATTCATTCTTACGTTTTTCATCTGCTAACACTTGGCTTACTCCATTGGTTATCCAAGTTTTACCATAAGCATTATTTTTTTCTCCGGTCTCATTCCGAATATTATTCAATGACACTCTTTTACTATTTGGTGATCTCCCAATTGACCATCCTTGATCTTCCATAATATTAATCAATGATAATTTAACACACACTTCAATATCGCCTTTTGACATCCATTTGGTGCCCAGAACAGTATATCTTCCATCAGCATAACTTCTATTAAAACTCATTGGGCTGTTAACAGCATCCAATTCTTTTAGTATAATATTTTCACGTTGTCTTATGTATAATTGATCGCCTGTCTCTAATATTTCGCGAGACCATTGGTCCGGATTGGCAATAATCATTGGCTCAACTATATCACTTGAACATAGATATCCATCTTGTGGATGACAACCCTCGCGTGTGCGGGAACCAATATACCACATGCCGGTAGGTTTATATGTCCACTTATAAATGTATGCTATTGTTTTCATCAATATATTTATTATTTAATATTCATGTAAACTTATCAATGACAAACAACTTATCGGTGTGCAGCACTTCGTCAGCCCTAGTCAACATATGCACTCCATCTCGTTCAATAGGAAGTAGATGATTGTCAGTGACAATCAAATCACCAATGAAAGTGTTAAATTTGATCATCTCCCCACTGAATGGTGTTTTGGTTACCGCCTTGATTGTTTTTTGATCTGTCCTACTGCAGTCTGCGGTGGTAGATACAACCATAAACTTATCGGTTGAATTAAATTTATCATATAATTCTTCCATAGTTATCATCTCGTCATTTACTGTTACCGTAAATGATGGGAGAACACACGCGCCGCCATCGCCCATTCCTGCAGTCATATAAGCCGGTCCAGTGATACGATAATTGGAACGTGCGAGAGCACCTGTGACCACATCAACGTTGATGTTACCATTTTTCTCGGCAACATCCTGAATCATATTGACAATTCCAACTTTTGCCGAAATAAAAGTATTGTAAAAAATCTTAATTGATTCTGCCTCATCCCATGTTCCTACTTCATATCGTGGGTCATTTTGCATGAATGCCTCATAAAAATGAATCAGTTCGGCAGCATCACCTGTAATAGAACCATCTTCGGTGCCAATGATGACCATTTCTGGATTAGCCATGTCCCATTTAATAGTTCCCATTGCGATAAGATATGGGTTATAAATGAAGCGCGCATTGGTAATGCAAGGGCGCAATTGATTGCGCACTGTTCCAGGAAGGACAGTGCTAATTAATACTACTAACTGATTCTTATTAACCCATTTATTAACTTCTTTGAGAATATCCGTCACAATGGTATAATCAAAATCTTTATTAGGGAGGTGACTTGTTGGAGTTTCACCGCCATATATGGGGTTATGTGGTGTCGGTGCCGCAATGAAGATAATATCTCTTCCTGATACTGCTTCCTGAATAGTATTACACATTGGAAACGTTGGAGTTCTTAATTCTACATCATAACCGACAACATCATAATAATCTGCCATTACTTCTGCGCAGTCTTGTCCGAGTTTTCCAACTCCAATCATTGCTACTTTTTTAATTGCCATTTTTTAATTCCTGTTCAAATTTTTCAATTTCTGATTCAAGGGCGGCGCGAAAGGCAGAAGTAAGTTCATAGATTACATGGTCCTCTCCATGAAGGGCGATCATATCTTGTATTACTTCCTTATCAATTTCAAACTTCACTGATATCTTCCTTAATACTTTTTGGCGCGCTTACCTTATAAGTTCTAATGTTGGTAAGAATGTCTCTCATTTTTACTTCAATACTGTTGTCATCTGTATCAAGTGTAACCCGTGCTGCTGCTGTCGGTCCAAACACTCTAAGAATATCATTCATGATCGCATCGCAGGTTTCTTGTGAAATTTCTTCAAATAGATATTTTGTGATGATGGAATTTACAGCAGTATCCATCTGTTCATGCATATTAAAGGTCATGTTATTTTTCTCGCCCCAACATGTTTAGATGAGTATTGATCACTTCTTTATCTTTTGCCTGCTTTGTTAACATAATACTAATTTCTTTTTTTCGCAGGACTTTCCAGTCCTTTTTTTGTTTTGGAATCTTAACTACACACGGCTTGCTGATATTGGTAGCATGGTTCCGAATGCGAGCAGCCAGATGTTCCAGTTTAGATGCTAACCAGTCATAGAAACGAACACGAAGACAATTGTTCTTGTCCGTAATAGAATCAAACTTTTGAAAAAGATTGCGATTGAAGGCAACATTTTTAGTCAGTTGGAGCTTTTCTTTTAGTTTCTCTACTTTACGCTCAAGTTCAAGCAAAATGGAGGTCTCAGTTATGGCCTTGGTCTTGTTATCTGCCGGTAAATCAGCGACCAGCGTTCTCTGTTGTTCCAATCTGGTAATGAGTGCAGTCAATTCAACCTCAAGTGCTGGAATTTCCTCCACATCATAATGTGTGTATTTTAATGTCATGTTATTTCTCCGAAACTTATAGTTACTTATTTCAGAACATGAACCATATATTTTTTTTAACTTTCTCTAATCACATCAAAAATATCACCCCATTCAAAGTCAACCTCATACTGTTGGTAAAGAAATTTCCCTACCATACGACAATATGCGACCTTAAAGGGATATATGAGCTTCCCACTGATTGAACTGCGAAACCACCTTGGCCTCATCGGCATCCAATCTTGAATTAATATAATGTCACCTCGCGAATTCATGAATATTTCAGCGTCAAACAAACCCAAGCCCGGTAAGCATCGCGTTCGTTATAAAATTTCCAAGTTGTGCGTCCACAAAAATTTTCGCGATAACAATCTGCATTTATCAGCATCGTTACTTCATTTTCCCACTCTATCGCCTCATTCGTATGACCAAGATTATAGTTGGTAGTAATTTTATAGCTGGTGATTTTATGGTTTTGAAAGCGAGCGCCTTTGCCATTATGATGGCGGTGAACACTTTTGATCATGGTGAAATATGTTGATGTCTGTAGTGTTTTATCCGTGTTTGACATTTTTGTTTTCCGTAAGGTATGTTGAGGATTTCTTATGAGTCCGCGAGTAAATACAGCGGGCGCATGCCAAGGATATGAGCCGCTGCCAATATAGTATCTACCGCTCATAAATATTTCAAGTTAAACCACATTTCCTGTTGGTCGCTTTCAAACTCAAAATCAACGTTGAAACTATGTCTATCATAATCAAGCGAAACCGTAACATCATGTATCTCATCAGCAAGATATGACAAGAGATATCTTCTCATTTCATGCTGTAGGTCCGGGTTCATCGCTCTACCTTTAAACACTAACATTAGATCATCAGTAATACTGGCTGGAATATTCATAACACCCTCAACAGAAATGCAGTAAACTCTTGTTCAGAGTCAAACGTAACAGTGATACCTTTACCGGATAGACTTAGTTTGCACGTATAGTAATCATTCCACACCTGTCCCCAGGTGTTGATACTGGTGTTTTCTCGTTCTGTCCACCCTTTAAGGTATGCTTTTTTATACCAGTCTGGTTCTTCACCTATTAGGAAAGTTACTTGGTATGTCATGACCATCGCAACGTGAACCACGTATAGTCACTTTCTTCCTTAAAGGCAAAGAACATAATATCTGCCCCGGCAGCGATGTTTACAAAGTAATCTCCGTTATGGTCTTGTCTAACGCGATGCCATTCATTACGCCACTTACCTTGACAGTGCTGCTCACACCATTCTACCATATCATCTATTTCATCAAATTGAAAGTTGTTAGATGCGCTGGGCCGCAATAAAGAGCGTCTTGGTGACGACTTATAGTAACTGGATGGCACCGCCCAAACAGAAGAATACCCATGATAAACCTGACTCACCAGATAGTGCTGGGCATTGTAATCGGGATCATATTTAAGTTCGTATTCGCGCCAAGTTTTGCAATCATAATTTTCAAGAAAGCGTTTTTCGCGCCATCCTTTCCACCGTGCCTTGAGTTCGCTAAGATTCATGACCACCTCAATAAAAACCAAGCGACATCGTTCTCATTCCTGATATAGATATAATAAATGCCGATATACCAAGAACCATGTTCAAAATTTTGTTCGCACCATTTCCATATTTCATGATAATCCTCAGGATCAAGTTCAGAATACCAACCGCCATCTCGTCCTTCTATCCACTGATTCTTGTCAGCTATAATACCAAGATCATCAGTCCATCCTTCTGGATGTCCCGGATCATAGCGAAATTCTGGTTTAACTTTTTTCACTGGAGGCATTGTCCATTTTGTTTTCAGTTTTACAACTTTAGAGTTTAATCTAATCTTTGTAATTTCAAATTTAACACCAGTCATGACCACCTCAACAAGAAAAACGTTAAATCTGATTCACGTGAAAAATGGTATTCTCCATTCACATAAGATGCGCCAGCTTCCTTTAGGCGATTGCGCAAGTCATCAATAATGTTAATGAGTTTTATATTCGGATGCATCTCGCGCGAACGCTGCCGATCTTCCAGTATGAATGTTTGAAAATTATAAAATGCTTGCTTATGATTATCATCATCAATTACATATAAATTATTAAGACACCACTTTTCAATGAATGGGATTGCCCACTTATCAGCAGGATTAAGATCAATTTTGTGTTTAGCGGACATTATGACAGATTCCATATAGGCTACAGTGATATTTTTCTCACCGTATACCTTTTATGCAACACAGTCAAGTGTTATTTTGAAATTATACCTCTAGAGTGACGTATGTCAATGTTACCGTAACAGGATTTGTGCTGCCGCTGTTATTGTAAATTTTGAGATACATATTTGTAGTCACAGGGCTTTCTGCATTGAACCCGAATGCTGCGGGAGTAAAGAATGTAGTAACATTGGTTCCAGTCGTAATGGACTGACCAATTACACCACTTCCCGCCGTTGGTGGAGTTCCGATTGCTCTGCTGCTATCAGCACTTTGTGCGGCTGCACTGGTGTATACTACGACCCATGCGCCAACCGATGCAGTGATGCTGTATAACGCATATCCTTTGGCTGCTGTTACTGTTGCAGTGGCGCTTGCTTGATATGCAAGCGAAGCGGTAGTGGTTGCTACGGTTGTGCGGCTTGATAATCCAGTCACTGTTCCAGCAAGAGGAATTGCCACACCATTTGCATACATATAGTTATCGCACTTGATACCATACGTGCCTCCAGAAGGTAATTGAATTCCTCCTGACACAAAATTTAATGCAGTTGCTCCTGCCCCACCGGCACCACCAGAAATGTTCCATACGCCAGTCAGTGTTCCCGATGTAGTTGCGCTTCCTGTAGTAATATTGGCTGAAGTCAGAGTCCCCGTAACATTTGCATTTGCTAATTTGACATTTGCTAAGTTTGCGCTAGTAGATACAGTGAGATATCCACTATTTAAAGTTCCAGTTGTGGCAGTTCCGGATGTTGATAAATTTGAAGTATTAACATTTCCGGTTACGGTAATGTTTCCAAAAGTCGTGCTACCAGAAGACGTTGATGTTAGTGATAGCCAACTGGATGCACTAGTTACTCCCGTAACTGGACAAACATACATTGTGTTATTGTTGGTATTAAACCAAAGCTGTCCTTGGATGGGATTTGGCGGTGGAGTGTTTGCGGCAAAATTTTCCAACATTTGAACAAAGTTAGTATCAATTGCTTGACCATAACCTGAATAATTTCTTCCCGGTAAACCGAGAGAGGTGCTGGTAGTATTAATTGTTCCATCTTGGATGGTGGTAAGGACAGTTCCGTTACTGTTTAAAATTGTATATGCCATCTTTAATTCACTCCGATGTTCTATTTATCTTGTTTTTATTCATTATTTAGAGTTTTTTGTTTGGAACATCTGGCCATATAACATTATCGGGATTGTCATATGTTTGTGGAATGTCACGCAGTTTCTGTCTATATATGGCATATGCTAACGTGTCTCCCGGATAATCCGGCATTTGAGTAAAATCACTATTTTTCAATAATTCATTTCTTTTTTTTCGCACGGATTCCCATGTTTTAGTAATTATTCTATCAACAACGATCAACTCATCGTTAACTAGTTTAATTTCCTTATTGCCATTATTAATTTCACTAAGCAATCTATCATATTGATCATTTGATAACTTAACTGCATCGTCTGGAAATTTTGGATACACTAGTTCGTCTGTATAGAATCCCTTCTCGGAAGGACTATAATAATATGTCATATTAATATCCGAATGCTACCCACCTATAACCATAACCGTTATTACCACCAGATGATGCCTGATAGAATATAGTACAATAAGTGTTCCCGATGTATGGTACCTGAACCCACATATCATTGCCAGCATCCGCATTTCCTCTATCAACGGCTACCACAGATAATACCATATTAGGAAATGCTATTGGATATGTTACCGTGACTCCGCCTTCTCCGGAATGATAAGTTTCATCATTTCCCCATTGCATTATGAGACCGTTTGGAAGTTTTGTCCAGCCACCTTTGGTACCACCATAAAATAAACCAGAATTACCTTGTGCATTGAAGTTTTCAGTCCATGCACTTAAGGACACGAAATTGTTTGGATTAGTGGCATTATATGGAGTGAAGCCCAAAGCGGTTGTTACTTGTGGTCCGGTTATCGTATTTACTACGCCTGCCGTCCCTGCATATACGGCATTTGTTGCAGATGAAACAGTTCCTGTGACATTTGCGCCAGTGATATTTGCTAATCCTGCGCCGTTACCGTAAAATGTACCAGCAGTTGATAGATTTCCGCTCCATATCAAGTTTGCAGTTGCTGAAGAATTTGATAGCCAATAACCCCACTGAGTGGTGGCAGTGCTATCAGTTATTTGGAAATATGCATTGCCTGATGTTGCATTTGCGCGTAATCTTAATCCACCTGTTGTTCCTCCACTATTTGGCGTAGTTGTGTCAACCGTATTGGAAGACACCAATCCAGATAGTGTTCCTAGCGATGTAATATTTGGCTGTGCTGCTATTGCTACTGTACCATATACTAACGTAGCAAATAAATTGCCTGCAGAAATGTTTCCGTTTACTGATAAATTTGTAAGTGTTCCAACAGATGTGATGTTCGGTTGTGCACCTGTAGATACCGTGCTGGCAACACTGGCAGATGAAACAGTTCCTGTGACATTCGCACCTGCGACTGAGTTTGCAACGGCAGCATAAGAAACAGTTCCTGTGACATTCGCACCTGCGACTGAGTTTGCAACGGCAGCATAAGAAACAGTTCCTGTGACATTCGCACCAGTAATTGAAGTCAGACCAGAACCATTGCCATAATGATTTCCGTTGAGATTTGCTCCGGTAATATTTCCATTTACGGACAATAAAGTCAATGTTCCAACAGATGTAATGTTCGGCTGTGCTGCTGTCGTTACGGTTCCTGCGGTTGTTGCAGAGGCTGCTAAACCTGCACTGGTTGCATATGCCGCATTTGCAACCGTTCCTGTAACATTCGCACCATTAATTGATGAAATGGCCGCACCGTTCCCGGACAGATTACCAAAGAAGTTCCCGTTAATATTTGCTCCGGTAATATTTCCATTTACGGACAATGAAGTCAATGTTCCAACAGATGTGATGTTCGGCTGAGCATTTGTTGTTACAGTTCCTGCGGTTGTTGCAGAGGTTGCTATGGTTGCGCTTGGTACTGCTCCAATCACATTAGCGCCCGACACGCTACCAGCAGATGTCGCATATGCTGCATTAGCAACTGTACCACTCACGCTTGCTGCTAAAATGTATGATATTCCAGAACCATTGCCACTGAATGATCCAGCCGTATAAATTGTGCCATTAACCGCAAGAGAATTCAACGTGCCTACCGTGACCAGATTTGTTGCTGTAGTAATATTTGGCTGTGATGCATTGGTGACAGTGTTTGCAGTAGTAGCATTGACACCAGCGGTTAGTGATCCTGCTTGTGATGCATAGGTTGCATTTGCTACCGGTCCAGATACGTTTGCGCCTGCGACTGAGTTTGCAACAGCAGCATAAGGAACCGTCCCCGTAACATTCGCACCATTGATGTTAGTTAATCCTGCACCATTACCAAAATGATTTCCGTTGAGATTTGCTCCGGTAATATTTCCTGAAACCACTAACCCAGTTAATGTACCAACAGATGTAATGTTTGGCTGAGCATTTGCAGTAACTGTAACAGCAGTGGATGCTCCTGCTCCACCTACTAATTGCTGGGCATATAGGGCATAGTTTGCATTTGCAACCGTACCGATGACATTAGGACCGGACAGTGAATTTAATCCAGAACCATTACCATTGACAGTTGCGCCTGAAATTGCCCCGGATACAGATAAAGATTGTAACGTGCCCAACGAAGTAATATTTGGCTGCGCTGGAGTTGTTAATGTTCCGTTTAGGTATGTTCCTGATAGTAAATTAGCGCCAGCAATTTGTGAAGAAATTCCACTCATAGTAATACTTCCGTTTGATGCAAACGTAAGTTGAGTAAATGAATTACTTACTTGTGTAATGTTTGGCTGTGAACTTACAGATACCGTCGCAGCGTATCCAGTTGTGTTTTGGTTAAGAGTCGCGACATATGACGGCTGAATTGGGCTTCCCTGCCACACACCAGTTGTGATGGTCCCGATTGATGCGAGATTAGTTGCAGATGTAATGTTCGGTTGTGCACCCACAGATACTGTATTGGCAACATTGGCATTGGGCACATATCCGGTTACATTTGCGCCAGTAATTGATGAAAGTGCGGAACCATTACCTAAAAGATAATTTGCAGTAATATTACCGTTTGCGTTAATAGTGCCATTGCCAAACAGTGTATTGGAGGATACATTCCCTACAGTCAAACTAGACAGAGTTCCAACAGACGTAATATTTGGCTGAGCATGTGTTGTTAATGTTCCAGTAAAATATGTAGCAGTCGCAGAATTTCCTAATGTGGCATTGCCTGAGGTAATGTTTCCATTTGCATCAATTCCGAAAATCTTATTAACACCAATTCCATTATTGTAGAAATTTATACCATCGGATGTTCCAACACTGATTCTTCCATTAGCTACAACATAATCAACTACAATGCCGTCAGAGAACAAACCAGTATATGCACCATTTGCAGATATACCTTGGGTGATGTTAGCATATCCAGACAGAAATGTATTGTTTGCATACACATTATTTGTTAAGTTTAAATTGTTTGCAGAAAAACTTCCTGAATGTCCAAGATTTCCATTGGAGTCAAAAGTTGAAAGGACCATCCAGTTAGATGTGGTGGCTTCATTGTCAATCGGAGATACACGCATGACGGCATTACCGGTATCATACCAAAACTGACCTCTGAGCGGATTTGCCGGAGGAGAACTGTTTGCAAAATTTTCAGTTACGTGCACAAAGTTCGTGTCAAATACTTGTCCATATCCCGGATATAATCTGCCGGGAAGACCAAGCGACGTTGAGGTGACATTAATAGTACCATCTGAAATGCTACATAGTGTTGTTCCGTCACTCTTATAGATAATATATGACATTTACTTATCCTGTTATTAAATTGTCACCAAGTTGGTAAGAGCCTGAATTCTGACAGTATAATCTATCTGAATTTGCCTATTCAATGACTTTTGTACTGGGTGAAATACTACGTGAGTTAACAATTGAGTTATAGGATTTCCGTTACTGTCAGTTCCATAATTTGCCAGTAGACCCAATTCATCAAATGTATATTCTGACACTAATGCGGTGCTATTGTCAAACGCCTGCTGTCCGGATGGTTCACCATAATCAAGTAGGCACTGTACCAGAATATCTGTATACAAATTGCCAGTAGTATGATATACAGTCATCTTATTTCTAGTTGGGTCTAGATTAAAAACACTAGTATCATCTACGATTTTAGCATAAGTCTGATTATACAGGCCAGCATTTAACCCAGTTGTATTTGGTGGAAGATAAGTGATGACCCCAGTTTCATCTACTGCTGCCGCGCCATTACCAAATGCCATTTGGTAAATCTGACCATAACCGCGATCACTGAGTGAATTTGCAAGAGCAAGGCTCATCGTCTCGTAATTGATTGCATTTTTTTTATCTACAAAAACTTCACCGGAGTTGGGATCAAAGATTTTAATAAAGCCTTCAACTTTATATTGTAGGTTGACAACTGACATTAGTCATCCCCTCTTTTTTGCAATATAACTTCGTTAGAGTTAGGATCAAAGATTTTTACGCTGGAGGAAAAATAAATTCCCCCAAACTCGTTTGGTTTTCCTGATTTTTGATTATTAGGATTATTTTCTGTGTTTTTCATCTGACTATTTATCATTTAAGTTATATCCACTTCTAAGAATGTTGCAGGAATAGTTTGACTAATCTGCAATGGATCACCAAGTGTTGGGTTGTATACATATGAATTCCATGTCTGGTTATAGTAAGTATCTGGCAATTTGTTTGCTGACAATATGCTGAATACATCAGCATATTCCGGAATATATACCTGTGCGCCTGTGCCATTTGCCCCACGCTGCAATCCACCAAGTGTATTAGTTACAGTATTGACAATACTGAATTTAATTTGTTCACCATTAATATATATAGTGTTGCCTATCAATGTAGTTATTGTCAGTGAGTTGCCCGCGTTAATATAACTGCCAGTATTAATTACTAGTTCTGGTGCCAAACCAATGATCGTGATTTGATAGTTAGAACTACTTATATACTTTCTAGTAGTATTGTTATATACAGAAATACCGGTAATGAGTGTTTTATCTACACCAGTCAATCCTATAGTATAAACGCCGCCACTTGCTGCCGGAACTATTGATGTCTGAGTAACACTATTAGTTACTGCACGGTAATCTTGTATATAAACCAAATCACTTTCTTGATATAATGGCTGAGTCAACCAAGTTCTTGATAGGTTATTTGCTCTATATACTGATGCCTGACCTAACTCATTAATGAAGTTCATATAGATTTCACCATTCGGCGTTGCAGTCGGAATCATATTAGTCATAATTACGGCTGATCCTGATGTAATGCTCGTCAGAATTCCAACTTCATTTGATGGATACAATCTGAGGCTTGATGAGGGGACTCTATACCCATTAATGGTAATCCATAGACGATCAGGATTATTCTGTTCCCACTGAGTTACGTTAACCACACCAGTTGCATCAGACAGGGTTACGTTTGTGCCATACTGTGAATATGCTACACTGAATTGAGTTGGACTATAAATTGTGCTTACGTAATATACTGTTCCCTGAATCAATCCACCAAGAATATTTGTGCCATCTGCTGAACCTGTTGCAGTAAACACTACAGGAGTTCCATAATCAAGAGTAGCAGTGCTCGCCACGGTGATTACATTACTGTTTCCACCACTTGAAACCGAAGTTGATGACGTTGTAGTATCAACTAGATAATAAGAACCTGCTACCCAAGTGTATCCCCCGCTTATGTAGGATGATATTTGTGTTACTGGGTTATTGACTGCATTTAATGCAGCACTGAATGGAGTAGTATACAAGTCAAATACATTGGTATTAATTATTCTTGCATAATATTCGTTTCCATTAAGTTGATTTGATCCTACTGTCCCATCAATTCTGATTAATTGATTTTCTGTAAAGTAGTTGGTACCGTTTGTGGTTACACGAACGGCTGGTGTTCCTCCAACAGTTACTAGCATTTCACCAGTGGCAGTAGTCACAGCAAACACGCTTCCCGGTACACCATTAACGGCAGTTGCAGAAATTCTGAATGCGGTAGAACTCACTATACTTTGAACAAAATACACAGTTCCATCTGTAGCTATTCCCCCAAAACTAGTTCCTTGGAAAGTAACTGGTTGACCAACCACGAATCCGGAAGTACTAACAACTGTGATATTATTGGTACCAGAAGTTGTTGCGTTAGATGCCGTCACCGCATATGGAGAAGTAATATTATTTGAAATACTTACGATCTGACTAACAATATTTGAATTTGTCGCAGTAATTGTTTGAGTATTTAAATATTGTCTTCTAGTATCATTAAATGTAGTGACTCCTATTTCTGACCCGTTTGATGGCGCAGAATTAAATGTAATTGTGTCGGCACTTGGATCAATTGTATAAGTGGACGGCGATGCTCGTAGTCCATTAACTTCTACAATTGCGTTAGATGGATTGCCTGCGCCAACATAGTTAGACAAAGCAAATTGCGTCTGAGAACCAGTTCCAGTAAACAATTGAGTTTCAGGTACTGTATATCCATACTGGATTGGTAACGTCTGACCAAATAATGAATATACCAGATAATCAGAATTATTTGTATAATTTCCTGTTGAGAAAATTATCATTGCAGAAGTTCCATTTGGTTGGATACCAAAGGCATAATCATATGTTACGAACGTTGCGCCGCCTTGTTGAGTAGTCAGCGATAATACTGGACCCGATGGAGTTGCGGATATAGTAAAGGTTGTGCTACTTAATATCTGTGCCACATAATATCTTTGTAGAGGAACAATGTCAGGTCCAAACATATTTGCACTGAAGGTGATAGGCGTATTGACTACCATTCTAGAAGTTGAATTTGTTGTTATGGCGTTAGTTCCAGTAGTAGTGTTAGTAACGATATCTGTGCCACCAGCAATTAATTTCGTACCATTATGATAAATTATTGGCGATGTCCATGTCAATCCCGTTCCTGCCTGAACAATTACATACATGGTTCCTGTTGCATCAGTGACATCTAAAATGGGACCAGGCTGTCCAGTAGCCGAATTGAACGATGCGGATATGGTTATTGTATTGGTTGCTTTACTAATACTCTTTACATAATATACAGTGTCTGGATTAATTCCACCAAAAGTTATCCCTTCAAATGTTATTGGTGAATTAAGAGACAGATTTGATAAATTATTGCATAGAATTCCATTACCATTACTGATAGTCTGAGTTGCAATGGTATCAATATCATATGTACCCGGCTGTATTACACCACTTCCTTGATAGATTGGCGCACTGTAATTACAGTCTACATAGATTTCATTAAATCCGGATACCGGATCAACCCGAATAGGATCAACATTGCTATTTGATTTAATCAATTGGTTACCATTTCCTACTTCATATACATCTAAGCGAATCGTTTCAGTAATAGGATATGGAAGCGGGTTAGTAAGAGTAAAGGTCTTATTAATCCAATTAACCGTATAATCAATGCCATTATTTAATGTTGTTCCTAGTCCGGATGCTACACCCACTGTCTGTACAAAGATTTGTGCAGGGAAATGAGCGATTCCAGCAAAACTATATGTCGCCTGTGTTCCGGAGGTTGGGACAAGATTCTTGGACACCACATTATACCCAGAGTGACCGTATTGTTCAATGTTCCAATCGGTTCCCGGACGAGTTGCGACCGTCATCGCAACGTTATCTGTTACTACTCCCGGAACCAATTCTTCGGGACCGTATCCATACTGGAATGGTGCACCCTGAACATCATATGTTGGTACAGGCAGTCCAGTATTATTAAATGGCTGATCCTGTAATACCGTATCCAATGGATACTGTAGTGATGGCTGGAATTCATTACCATAGTAAATTGAGTTAGGATACGTGACTCCATCAAATAACTGAGTTAAGTCAACACCCGGCATATTTGTTGTAGGGGCATAATAACCAATTACTCTATCCATTGCATTCAATCGTGGATCATCAGAGTCAAGAATTTGCCATTTACCTATTACAAAGTTTTTGTCATTATTTGAAACAACGCAGATGTATACTCTGCCGTTAAATTTAACAATTGATTGATTAAAGAAGAATGGTTCAGGCAAGAATGCAAAACTTCCAGCTTTGGCAATAGTGAAGTTTGTGTTTGCAGTTGATGTAACCGTAATGGCGCTTCCACCCGGAATTGTTGTTACCTGAATTTGAGTGCTGTTAAGAATTGCAGAAATATAATATGTCAAGTATGGAGAGATATTAGAAACTGCAGTACTAGTATTACCAGTAAACACAACTGCATCATTAACACTAAATTTAGAAGTATCAGAAATTGTCAATGAATTATTTGATACAGTGACCGAATTTACAGTATCAATCGTAAATCCACCAAAACCAAGATTTATTCCACTTACCGGCACAGTCATTGATGGGTTAGCATATACTTCAACTTGATTTGGGGATATCACTTTTAAGTAGCATGTCAGTGATGGATATGGCACGATTCCAGAACAGATTACGCTCGTGATTCCTCCAGAAGAGTTAATATTATTAACCTGCAATACTGCATCATTTAATGGCGTTGTTCCACCAAGGACCGTTCCACTGATTGTAATAGTATTGTTTAGCGCAAACCCTGATCCAGCACTAGTGATTATCGCCCTGTATCCACCTAAAATATACGACATATCAAATGTAGGAGTTGAAGTTATGTATTGATTCAACACCGAACCCGTTGTGGAGTTGCTTAAAGTTACTGGTGGGCCACCCGCAGTTGCAGAAACAGTAATATATGGATCACCAACCCCTGTCATAGTACCATTGTCTGTAGTTAGTGTGAGAGTTGCACCACCTTTAGTCAAAGACACAGTAAAGTGAGTTGAATCGGCAATGCTAGATACAAAATACTGCTTGCCAGTTAAGATGCCACCAAGTCCCTGTCCAGAAAATACGATTGACATGCCAACATACATATATGATGTGTCGTCGCCCGTTAGTAGATTTCCGTCAGATGATGTTCCGGTAACATTTACTTGAATATTATTCACCCCGGTTTGACCAGAATATGTCAATACATAATATGTAGTATTAGATGAAAGACCACCAATGGCAGTTGCAAACTGAATTGGCATATTAACATAGAACAAATCAGTCCCACCAGAAACAGAATCAATAGCAACAATATTATTACCGTTAGCAACGGTTGCATTTACGTTTCTCTGAATCAGATTTCCAACAATACCGCTAGTAATATTCGGATATTGACCAGATGTTCCGTACAGTGTAAATTTTTGACCATTTATTTGTCCGGGACTTACTGGCAGCGACACGTTCATGGTCATTGCACCAGTATCCGTAGTTAATTGAACACTATCAATTTGGTCGGTAATCAATGCTGTTCCAGTTGCATTTGACAACGTAAGGATAGAACCATTAATATACTGGGAAATCTGCATCGTTGTACCACTGAGAATATTACTTACATAGTAAGTAGTACCTGCCACAATTCCACCAAATGCGGTTACAGGGCTTCCCGAAATAGTCATTTGCGTAAAGATAATCGGATCGTTTACATTAAATTGGAATGTGCTTCCCACAGTGATGACATTAGTACTAGATGCTGTTGATGTCATTGTAGTAGTCAGCGGGTTTTCATTTGCAGAAATTGTAAATGTCTGTTGATCAATTACTGTGCTAATATAATAAACTTGATTTTCTACGACTCCTCCAATCACACCGTCACTGAAAAATACTGGAAGATTTTGATAGAAACTGCTTGTTCCACCAGTTCCAATAACACTAGTTGGGACAGTCAGATAATTGGTTCCTGAGGTAGTATTAGTAACAGTCAATATTCCGGGATAATTTATATCAAGAACCGCAGTATCAACAATCTGAGCAGTCAGACATGTCATTGGTATTGAGCCTATGGTTGCCGTAGTTAAAGAAACTACGGAACCATTTTGTGTTGCGGAGACTGTAAATGCAGTTTCACTTATTACTTGCGCAACATAATATTCTTGATTGGCCACTAATCCACCAATCACTGCACCATTAAACTGGACCGGCATACCGACATAAAATCCAATTGTCGTTCCCGAGGCATTTGGTTCAGGATTAGATGGGTTGTTATTATTGTCTTGTGGAATTAAGGTGATAGCATTATTGCTACTGCTTGTGCCACTAACATATCTAATGGTTGATGACCAATCAGTTTGTCTATTATTAGCCACGCTAACAATTTCAAATACTGCGCCTTGTGCCGATGCCAAGATTCCAGAAATAGATGGATTGACGCTTTCTAATTGAATGGAAGAACTTGATACTTGGTTAATATTCAAGTAGTTTCCAGCAAAGAATGATCCATAATACTCACCGGCTTTCCAATCAATTACTTGAGATTTGTAAGTTGTTCTGTCAAACTTAACGGTAATATTATTTTCTCTTATAGGATAAGATGTTGAAATGGCATATGCCCGTGCACCTAAGTTAAAACTTAAAGTGTTGGTTGTTCCCTTATCATATATCTGAATTCTATTTTTATCATTTATAGCATCGCGATATGAAGAATACAATGCAATAACAGAGGTTGGGTTCGTCTGTAACACATTTACATAATACCATTCGTTATCTGATAGCAGTCCGATACCAACCTTATCAGCGCCAGCCTTATATTGGATTACGTTACCTGTCTGTAAGTTAGGTGCATAAACAACCACAGTATGTAATAAAGAGTTGATTGCAGTATTGGTAAATGAAATTGTTGTTGACGGATCAATTACAATTTCTGGTGTGATGGCATAGCCCTCACCCGGATTAATTACATCAATATTTAATACGGAATCAATGCCCATAACCGCTTGTAGTTGTGCGGGAACTGTTGGAGGCGGATAAAGGGTTGTATCAATATATGCCGTTACCTTTGGAGTATTTACATATCCTGCGCCACCGTTCAATAGAACTACCGGAGGAAGATTTATTGTGATTTTTGCGCCCGGAAAATGATTGGACACTGTAGTTCCATTATATCCTCTTGTTAGACCAGCAATAAGATTCAGTGACGTATCAACCGCACTATATTGAATCTGTTCATTGTCAATAGTTAGAATACCATTAATAGGAAAACCATTGGCATTTTCAACTATCATGCTATTTGACTTTAAATCCATATATGAAGTTAATGTAGTCATCAAGTAGTCTGGCTGACCGGTCAATGATACTCCATAGTTCTGTTTCCATTGAGTATATGGTGCAGTTGACCAAATGCTGTCAGTATTAGCATATTCATATTCATTACTTGGTAAACCATACACAATCTGGGGAGATATAAATTTTTGATAAGTGCTATTATATTGTGCAGGAAGGTCAAAATCTGTCAGATTTCCTACATAATCTTCATTTCCTTTATAATCATATAAGAAATCTTTGATCAATACATGATATGGTTTAGTTTCATTAATATAGCCACTCAAGAAATCAAAATTATCTGTTACATAATTTTCATATGGCAGAAGTTCACGAAGAGTGTGCTGTACATCAAGTAATGATGTTTTATTTAACCATGGCAAGAAATTTTGGGATTCTACAGTTTCACTCTGAATGTATTCAAACATCAGAATTAGGCTTGAATTTCTATACTGAAGTAAGTCTTCAGTAAAGATTTGTTCATTTAGTGCGCGGATAATATAATATGTCTCTTGACTTGGATAGTCGTCATATACGCCAGTATCAAAGAAGTTTCCATCCCATCCAAACTGACCGCTTGCATAATCCCACAATGTAGAATTAAACTGAATGGTACCATTCTGAAGTCCGACACGAGTCCATACACCATTACCATCATAGCGATAAGTTTCAGTATTACCATTTTTACTTTGTAATACAGTAACAATAGTTCCTGAAGATACATTTAATGTTTTTAGATCAGCATAATATGGAACCTGATAAAGCGATTTGGTATTATTGTCGTATCCAGCAGCCCACCAATTTGTATATGACCAATAATCTGACGTAGTGTAATATTCACCTGAGGCAAACAAAAACGTAGAGTCCGGTCTTAGTTCAGCGATGGGATATTGAATTAAAATACTATTAGCATATGTTAAATAGTTGTTAAGTGCTAAAAATCTGTCATAAAAGAAACTTTGTCTTGGATGGGACATTACGCCAGACTGCACCGCAAGTGGCAAGAATGGGTCAGGAACAACTGCTCCGGATTTATCACATCCGGAAAATGAATACAATAACCTTTCATACAATGCAGTAGGAATTCCTGTATAATTAAAATTATTTCCAAATGTCGCGACTGTTGTCTGTCTTTTCACTATAGGAGGAAAACCGGTCAGGAAACTTTTAGGATCGCCCTGATTAATAAGTGCAAATTCTTCATGTGAGACGTCTTGTGCCTTTGCAGTTGAATATCCGATATGAAATATTGAATCTTTTCCGTTAAAAAATGTAGATGCATTATAAAGCCCAATCGTGTTTGGAGACAATGGGGCAACAAATGGAATACCGGACGCAGACGGATTTGCAATATATGTGGATACAATTGAATCTGATAATGATTTATTTCTCTGATCAAATATAATATTAGTGTTGCGTACCCAGAAATAATAAACTGGAGAAACAACGTTTGAAGAATTCAATACGCTTGCAACGCAATATTTATTGATATCATATACGCTGCCTGAACCACTATATTTATTTGGCGGAGAGAAACTTGCTACCCAAGTATATACTGCGACATCTGAACCCGGAAATACCGATCCCCAATATTTACTATTGTATGTTACATCATTTTGGTGATAGTTTACCCATCGGATATTAGTTACATCCAACCAAAGCTGACCGACTTGTGCAGTGCCCCACATGTTACCATTGTTATTAGCAAGATTGCTATTGTATGATGCAGGGTCAACGCTTGTAACGTAATCCAGATTTTCGCGGGCTGCACCAAGCAACTTGCCCTGTAATGGGTCCATGTAATCAAAGTTTACAAGGGTCTGGTTGCTTGTTGCACTGTAAAGTTGTGAGTTCTGAATGGAGTTGATATCAACCACTGGTGCAGAATTTCTATATACGGACCAGACTGGAACACCTGTTGGGTTTGTATATACCAGAACTTGACCATTATTTACACCAGTCAAGAAGTTTGGAGTTCCAATAACAATTGTGTTATCGTTAATATCAAGAGCAGTACCATACATAGGCGAGTTACCATATGATGTTGAATTGTCATTGACACTCTGAGCGTACACATATTGTCCCGGTGTTGTCAAGCTTTCATTATAATCAGCAAGATACTGGAAGAGATAGACTGCGCCTGCATTTGGATATGAATCAACAAATTGAGTTGCATTATTATCAAATACGGTATCGTTGCTTAAATTAAAAGCATCTACAAAATCAAATAACGTGCCTTCGTAACGAGTGTCAGTTGGTGCTGAAACCACCATATTATTGAACGCGTCAATTTTAATACTAGTACCAAATTGTGTTGGACCAGAAGCATATGGACACTGTAGTACTTGTGTTTCTGTGTATGGCTGGAAGCCCAATTCAGAAAATGCAGTAGTATTAAATGCAGTGATTACTAACTTTTTATTAACTGGCGCAATTGCACTATCAATGCACTGAATAATAATATTATTATTACTAGTGGCAGCAGCCTGAATATTAATCAAACCTGAGGTATTAATTGCATTAGCAACCTGAATTGCCGTCCATCCAGAAGAAAGATTTACCGCATATCCGTTGATCAGAACTGTTGTTGAAGAAACAATATTACATCCAGTAGTCCCAACGACAACACCATACTTGGCACCACCATTTGAAAACTTATAAACTGCTCCTTCTTGACCATTAATGTCACTTATTTCAAATGGCGATCCAACAAGAATATCAGAACCGCTATTAGCATTTGCGACAGCATAACCAAAGTGAATTCCTGTTCGGTCATGATAATTGGAATTAAATGTCTGAGCTAAGAAAAACTTACTGTCATTGACATTTAAAATATCACCAGCATTTAAATTACTATAATAATATAAGTTGGTGCCAATTATTGCATAGTTACTATCATCAACAATCGTGCCGTTAACAGATACATACAGTGGTGTCACTTGAACATAAACATTTACGCCAGTTAATGACACACTATTTAAATCTACTACAGTTGTGGTAATACGGCTTGTTTTTATCGTAATATTGTTACCTGATATAGAAGCGATGTAGTATACTCGCGCGGCATTGATACCAGTTCCAGCCAATGACGCACCAGTGAAGGCTATTGGGGTATTTACGGCATATGCACTCATGCTCGTGCTGCATGTGATTGTATCATTGGATGAGTTTGTAGCACTAGCAGTAATAGTAGCGGTCGCGACAGGAGTCCAAGCCAACGGGAACACTGATGTCTGGTTAGGAACTTGACCTGATTGCACTTGGAAATTCTGTTCAGTGCGATTCAATACAGACACTTGTCCCCAATCTTCAATAGTCATGCTATAATTTTTGAGTGGCGCTCCAGCAATCAATATGCTACCGTCTTGATTGGTTGAAAGAGAGGCGCTGAAATTATCCCCCGAAGTATACCCATAGGTTGATCCAGTGATTTCACTTGCATAGCGATATGTTACTTGAGTTGCGGTACCTGATCCAGTGCCCGCTCCAGTGGCAATAAAGGTGATTCCGACCGCATTATATGAAGCGCCAATTGCCGTGAAATCTGTTGAACCAAGTTCGGTAATTACATAAGTCTGGCCTGTATTAAAATATCCAGCCTGCAAAGGAATATTGTCTCTACGATAAACGTAGATGTTGTTGTTTGTAATATCGGAAATGTAAATCCAGTTTGCATCACCAGAAATTGCTACTGCACTGCCCCAGTTGGTTACCCCACCCGGCGCTGTGATGGCACTCTGATATTGAATCAGGTTGTCACCTAATGGACTATTATTAAGTGTATAAATGAATACCTCAGGCGTTCCTGTGGGCTGAGATACGACATAGATATCGTTTGATGCGGAATACGAAATTTCAGAACCAAATGATGTTCCGTTAGTAATTGTCTGGTAAATTTCATATTCTTGAGTTAATGAATTGAGTACATATCTATAGACATTTCCTGCGGCAGCATCGCCAACAAGATATCCGATATCAGGAGTGTAGGCAACTGCTGAACCAAATGTGGAGGTTGATACCGGTTGATTAAGAAGTGTGTTCTGCATAACATAGTTGTTAGCTTTAAGCAATACCGCCCAATTACCATCAACATTGTTATCTACCCATACCAAATTATCAATGAAGTCTGCCTGAGTGAGATTTAGATTTCCAATATCGGATGGATTAGTTACACGATGTGACTTAAATGTCAACCCGATACCTAATCCCTGAATTGAATTTTGTGTAGTATTATTAAGGTTTAAATTAATTACCGCTTCATATATACTTGGAACATCAATGACAATATAATAACCATTTACGTTAGATGCAAAATTCACAATAGACAAAGACTGCAATCTAGCCAAATTGTGAGGAGCACTAAAAGTTAATGTTACGGTAGAATTGTTATTATTACGAACCTGTAATATCTGTCCGACAACCTCCCAAGAATAAACTCCCCAATCCTGCATAAAGTTTGCCAACCATGCATATTGTCCGACATAAAAATTCTGAATTGGCACTATAGCGCCACTGGAATTGGTTGCACGGGGAAGACCTGCATAATAGTAAGATGCTAGTGTTATATCGTTGAAGTTTACAAACCCAGCATTTGGGTATGTGTTATTCACTGAAGGATTAGAGGTTACAGGCAAAAAATTAGGAGAGGAAATAGGAGTACCATAGTTGTACAGCGTATTCAATGGAATCTCTTGCATTGCGCCGTTAGTATTAATGGTTCCGTCTGTTAAACTTACAATTGATGGGTCTCCCGTCATGTCACGAGCATTGATGGAAAAATCAATAAAATTATTATTTAGAGTTCCGCCAAATTTTCCGGACAGTATTGACCATATTTCATTGACTGAATAGTTGATGCCACCAGTTGGTAAATTTGCACCTTCAAATGCACTTACTGAATTTAAAGTTCCTTTATTAATAATCAGATTCTGATAAACCTGAACTTGAGCAACATTAGTTAAATCAAGCAATGCCAAATAATCTCTTGGTCGGTAGCCAATCAGTGAATACCCAAGTGTGTCGGCATCATCATGAAGGTTTGCTTGATTGATATCATAAAATAATGTGCTTTCATATGCCCTCGTTGATGGATTTGAAAGCATGCCAATTTGGATTGCTTCGTAATTGGTCAATTTCCACTGAGATGGATTAAATTGAGTTGCAGGATTTACCACAACTTGTGCCTGATAATAATTGTTCTTATAAAGCACTACCGAACCCCGCGTATATTTCACTGCTGGGTCCCATTCTTGCACATTATCCTGATTGAGAATAAATCCACCAGCATACATTGTCCCGTTCCATTCAGCCGATTTTTCTCCACGAAGGAAAATGCGGTCTTGTCTTAGTCCGGTCACTAAGTTATAGATTACGTCATTGAATAATGTAAAATTATTAAACACAATACCGTGCTCAAAGTTACTGATATCAAATTGTCCGTATGCCATAGCATCGCCAACATTTTGTGTTTTAACACTAAACAAATTGTTATTACGAAATATTGCTAAATCTTTATTTTCAATAGGATAAAGATTTTGATTCAGGATGAAATTTTGGTCCTGAATGGTCAACGGTTGAACCAGTAGATTCTGTGGACTAATTTCCAATAAGCCTGCTGCAGGATTCAATGTAATAATGCTGCCAATATTCCATCCAGTCTGTGCCCAATAAAGAAACTCTTGGATCATTTGCGTCCAAGTTACTTGTATGCCATTCTGAATGTCATTAAATAACATTCCTTGTGTTTCAAGATATTTACCATAACACATTAAAAATTGCGCAAGGTCTTGTGCATTGTAGAATTTTGTCCCATATGGGACGATATCTGTTTGAGTGGCAGAATAATTTCTATATAAATTTACGGAAATATTTTGAACTGTAAGATTAGTTGTTCCTTTTCCTATCAATGGATTCGCAATGGTAAAATAAGCATAAAGTTGTGAATTCCCATATACTGTCCAGTACCCATCATTCTGCTGCACTATGACGCCACTATACATTATTCTGTCTGACGGTTGATTATTGTACAGTAGAATTTTGTAACTTTCGTCTGGAATTAATAATGACGAATTGTTACTGTTAGGTGATCCTTTTTCTACATAAAACTGTAGTAAATTTTTATCACTAAATCCGGCTAAACGATAAACCAGTCTTACATCCAAATTATTCAGCAACGTAGTAGTGTCAGCAGTAGCATCAATTCCCTGCTGCTTCTGATAATCTACAATCCAGTTAATATAACTTGTTTTAGCAGTACCATTACCATATATTTCAATATTGGATAGTACTAAGTGACTTCTGTTATTAACGAGATATTGGTTAAAATCAGAATTATATTGGTAGTTGTCCAAGTCGACTCCCAAGTTGAAAAATTCAGCAGGACGAGTCAGAGCGTAAATTTTCATAAGGTCAAATGGATAAGTTGAACTGCGACGATATGAAAATTCTGTTGGAGCATCATCTCCTACAGCCCAGTCTTTTTGGAAAGTGCTTGGGTTGTAGTTTCCAATAATTGATTGAAATGGTGAAAGCAATGTGCCATTCGTGTCAACTGGAATTATTTTTGACAGTCCGGGGCGGGCAAATTCCGTATTGATATACGGATTGCCATTGTTCCATATATAACCTGCTTCAAGATCACCCCAAAGAATACCATTATCGCTTGTATATGGTAGTGGACCATAGCGCGTTGTCCACCATGTTGGTTCATTGGCAAATCCGAGCATTTCCCAAGGAGTTTGATCAGGAGTTGTTGTATCGTAAAAGTATTCATACACTCCTCTCCAATATCCTTGTTGAATAGGAGCATTATTCAGTCTATTTGCTGAATTAGTATAATTATATGTTAGAGTATTACTGCTATTATAATATTGCGTCTTGTAATCTAAACGATTCTGTCCAACCCAATTTAGGAACAATGGACTATAGATAGACATGAAGTCTTTATAGCTATATGTTGGATTTCTAAAGAAACCGGGTACGATTTCAAATTTTGAAATTGGAATCTTGGTGCTTAATTTCAAATTATTAAACACTCTGTTTTCAAATTCAAATAATGCCTGATCTCTGAAATCGGTGAGTACACCCAGAATCTGATCATAAGTTCCATAAAGTTTAGTATATGATCCATCGTGTCCCTTTATGAACCATGTCGGATTTGTGTAATTAGAGTCCAATACAATGGCAGGCTGAAATGCAGGGTATAGTCCCAGTTTTGTAGGAGTATTTGGCGCATATGATCCATATGTTTGATTATACTCTTTAATAATAATTTGATCCCCTGCCTGTAGGTTAATCAACACTTCTAATGATGGTGAATCCGTATTAATTACGTAATCGACGCCAGACAACAATTGCTTTTCAACGGTAACGCCAGTAATATTGGTAATATGATAAACCAATACTCCATTATAGTTCGCAGTTGCAAAATTATATATTTGACTTAGTGGATAAAATGTACTACTTGACAAATTATTAAATGTGTATGTATTTGACACGTATGGCGTCTGAGACGGCAGCATGTCTGACCAAAAGAATGACTGGTCGCGGGTTTTTGCAGCAGTGATTTTTTGCAATGCCACATCTAAAATTTGTGAAGGCGTATAACGCTGTACATAGTCAGTGTTCTGAACGGTATTAACAATCAACTGTTTATATGTAATGTATTCACGGCTGTTATACAGAAGAGCATCAAATATATTATATCTAGGTGAGCGAAGGAATGCTCCCGGCAAGACAAGAGAGGCAGAATTCTGAATAATCTTCGTTCCATATGGCAAAAGATTACCTAAATCTCTGTAATTGTTGGCTCCAAAAATTGGACCCGTTGTGTTTGGGGCATTAATGTATATGTCTTGATATTGGTCGCGAATATCACCCATATTAACGATGGCTAAATCTTCGTTAAATGGATTATTATTTAAGTTGATTGGTATATCATAATAAGCCAAGTTACTTACTTGGTCACTAAGTACCAGAATTTGTATTACAGTTTTTGCAGTCGGAACATTTGCAAGTGTTATAGTAGTTGTAGTAGGACCAACACTAACAGTATAGTTGTTTGGGTTTACATATGTGTTATTTATGTATACTTTGATCGTTGGCCAACCGGGATTATCTGATGTTGGTTCACTGAGAGCAGCAACATCACATACAAATGATGTAGTTGTGTTAACCAATGGATCAAAATTGTAATTAAATACTTGATACTGCACACTGTCAGCGATTGCAGTTTGCCAACCTAGCTGTTTTACTTCCATGGCAATATCAGTATAATTATATACGTAACCAATATTTACCTTTTCTGTAATTGGGGTAGTGCCATTAATATACGAAAATGTGTCATTGTTCAATGACACATCAAAGCTGATGTCACCAATATTATTAATGTTACTGTATCTTACTGGGAATCCAAGTATTGCATCATTGGAACCGGACCCAATTCCATATGCAAAAAGTTTACACCCTGCAAAAGAAGTTCCCGGATAAATGGTCGGATCACTAAGTGAAATTCCGTTCTTATCAAAAATGTCAAAAAGTGGTGGCTGATTTACGTATATCTTTTGTTGTCCCTGATCCCATGTGTTACCGTTATACACATAAGTTAAGCCATGGTTATAGTAGCCGCGCGAAATTACTGTTTGCTCTTCTGCTAAGCAGACACCATCTTCTGCAACGGTTAATGTAATTACGGGTCTGGAACCTTGGGAAATTTGTGAAAACTCTGCTACGTAAATTTTATTTCTGACCTGTGGATCAGCGTCATTTGCGAAAATAACACGAGCATTGGGGAATAATGCATAATTACTTACGTCAAGTTCTGATGCAAAAATTGACACATTTGATCCGGCAGAAACATTCTGTGGGAATTCCCATGTAACTGTCAACGTCAGTGTTGTCGTGCCAGTAATGTTAGTGATTTGAGAATTTACTGGTAACAGTCCCGATGAGTCTGCAATAAACATTAAATCAATTAATGATCCAGTAACAGCACTAGCTGGAACAGTAATTGTTGTTGACGTTGCGGCAGTTACTGCAGCGATGGTGGCACTATATGAACTATACGTCTGAATATCTGGATAATAGTTATATGTATTTGCAACCTGAGTAAAGGCATTAGTCACTCTGGTGTCAATGTAGTCAACTGCCGACTTTCCTACGATCCCTGAATTAAATAATTTAAGATTTGGATAAAATTCAATGATAGGACGTTTTGCTCTATTGGTAGAATTAGCATAAGTGGTAATGATATTTGAATCATTATTGTATTTTGCAGCCGCACTAATTACGTCAGTGTGAAACCAACGATTGCTTCGTGACCAAGCATTTCTACTGATTGAGCCACGAGCAATCGTGATGTAATCTTGAAGAGCGGGGACATTTAATTCGCCGTCATAATTAAGATCATCAAATCCATCTGAATCAAATGGAATATATTCTTCTTGAGTAAAACTTTCTGGACATACTAATTGATTAAACGGTATTAGTTCAATAGCAGTACCAACTCCTTGAACATAGTACTGTCCTTGCAGGTAATTTGTTGGAATAACATTTCCATTAAAATTAACTAATAGTCCGTTAGTAAATACTACTCCATTTGGAGAAGTATAAGTCTTTTGACCAATAATATCTGTAGTTACGTCAATTGTTGCATTTAAGTTCGCATCAATAATTTTAATAACACCAACATCATTTGGATTGGTACCGTCCTGATAATACAATGTACTGAGTGGCGCGGTGACATATGGTACTGGATTAATATAACTTATATTGTTAGAATCAACGCTCCGATAAAAAGGAACGTTAGTATATTCTTTACCATATTTTGGAACAATGTTAGTGTTCAATGGCACCGTAGAGGTCGGGAATAAGCGAATCAATGGATTATTTGGATCACCGACATAATTTATAGTATAGAAGTTTTGGGGTACGTTTGAGTAGAAGCCTTCTTCCCATAGCCCCTGATTTACATTCAATGTCATCTGACCAGCCGCTGGAGTTAACGTGATGTTATTGCCTCCAATCTTATCGGTTATGGTAAACTGCGTAGAATTTAAAATTGAGTTCACATAATATACCTGACCAGCAGTTACTCCACCAAAAATGGGAAAACTGCCTGAGGTAGAGAAAGTTACTGTATTATTAACCGTTAGCATACTGGTGCTGCCAGTCGCTAAAGTAAAGGATGTGTTATCACATGATGCGATTTGAAGCGTAACAGGAGGCACTACCAATCTAGGATCAGTCCCAGTATTATCATCATAAAGGGTTTCATCATAATATTCTGATGTATAGCCAATTTCATTAGTGATTGATGGGTTATAGAATAATACTGTAAGTCCCTCTAGAGAAGTTACTCCGTCAATTCCAGCAAAATTTTTAACCAACTGTCCCTCAACTTGGCTGAATGACAGATTGCTTACTAAGTCAACACTAGTGCTATTTGAAAAAACGTACTGGTCTTGAGCATTCGCCTGTGGAACAGTAAAGATAACATATCCATTACTTGCTCCATTATTCTCAACGCCATAAACATTACGCGTATAAAGTGTTGGCTGTGTGGGAGAATATCCCGTTACACCCGGTTGTCCCTGAATCCAAAAATTTGATTCTTGATTGACTTTAAAAGTATATGTTCCACCTCTAAGCAACGTGATCTGTGGATTAATTGATCCTACATTAGAAATTCCAGCAGAAATTTCATATCCATTTTGGAGATATGTTACATTGTAGTCTTGCACGGTGTATACTGTTGCAGCAGCGACTGTCACCGGAGGAGGGCCTTCAGGTAACCAATAATATTGAGTATAATTTATAAGTTTATCAAGATCAGTAAAAGAATCCCATGAGTAAAATTGACTAGTGAACAACTTACTGTTGTCATCGGTTACACCATCTGCCAATTTAAGAGCATCAATCATGCCGGGATAAGTGATAAAGTCGGTTGCTGTTCCGGACGTTGACGTTATGGAAGTGTTCGGGGCCGTTAAGACGACACCTGGTGCTAATTGATAATTACTACGAGTTGCTGTGGTTTCTGGAATATAATTATCCGTGGCATTGATACCGTATCCAAATTTACTACCGACATATCCTTGCATTTTCATTAAGCTAGGAGGATTAACTATCTGATCTAACGTCGCCGCCAGAAATTGAGCATTTGTCGGTGTTTGAAAATATTCTGGTAGAAAATTAAGAGTTCTAATTTTTGCCATTTATAGGTATCCTATTTGTAATAATGATGGGCTTAATGCGGGCACAACTTGTATTGAATTAGCAATTGCAGCATTTGTGAAAATTTCATATGGTAAACAAGTTATTTCATATAGATATCCGAATGGCTTAGATGGATCATTTGAGACTAACACCGCAGAACTGATTAAATCACCACACTGTGCATGCAGATATGCGCTCAATTCTGAAAAATAGAAAGTAGCTCCAAAATTCCAATTATTAATATCAAAATAATTATTTATTGCCGTTAATACAGCACTTCTTATTTCACTGTTGCTTGCACTGGTGTTTGACGCCGGTACTACATTAATAGTTCCCTGCAGGGCTGGTTCGGCTTTTGGTCCAAACAGTGGCTTAAAAACAACACTATTGAGTATTACAGAATCAGATAGCATTTTATAATCTTGCAATTTTGGATAATTTTGTGACAATTCGTTTATAGTAGGCAATGGTGGTTTTGGAATAGTGTTTGTTGTATCCTGAATCCAATTGGTATACGAAGTATAATAATCCTGCGTAACTACGTATAGATCAATGATATTAGTAGTTACAGGATCAATTCTAGTAGTATTATTTGAATTGTGTCTATATTGAAACGCCAAACCTTGACGACCCGGTAGCATTGAATATTGAACCTGAGGAACCATTGTATAAAATTGTGTCAGAACTGTTGGGTCTTGGTATGATTTATAAAAATTATTCTCAGAATATGCGTAGAACAACTGTCCCTGAGGGTATTGATATTTAACAACTTCAATTTGAGAAAGAGTTGGGTATTGATATACCACAGACGACGATGGAATAATATACTTAACCGTTAAGTTGAGTGGGTCAATGACTGTTTCAAAAAAAGTATATACTCCGATGTTAGAACTGCCATTTGAATATCCAGTTATTTTATTGAAAAAATCTGGATTAAGTATGAGATTGCCATTATTAATATCTGTAGCAGAGACCCTTACTTGAAAATCATTGATATATCCATCACTTTGAACTGGCTGTCCAGTGACATTGATTGGCGTATTCTGCCCTAAGGGCTGGCTAGAATTAAAGCCAGCATTAATCCCTAAAACATTAATAAAATCTTGAAGAATCTTGCCGGAATATGGGTCATATATTACAGAATTAGTATCAAATGTAAATCTGGTATCTGATACTGATCCAAAATAATATGCTAATGATTTATATGTAATACTATATGTGTTAGTGTTAGCATCAGCAGTAAACTGCACGAATGCATTTGGATCATTGTAAGTTGAAATTGACCATCTTTCTTGGTTAATCAGAAGCGAATTATTAAACACTAAAGTAAAATTCTGTTTTAATTCCATTCTGATGATACATTCTTGAATGATTGTAGTTGGTATGATATTACCAAACACTGGTATTACTGATGTTAGGATAGCACCATTTGGAACATATCCACTTAGTGTTACCGGTCCTGCTCCGTTAGCAAAATTACCAATACCATTATTGCTGCCATCACCGATTACATTAAGAATAGTTGCCCAGATATACGTGCTATCCCCAGAACCAGGTATCCCCGCGACCAAACGAGCATTATGATCAAAATAGTAACCCGGTGGTGAATCAAATCGACAGATAGCACCGGTAGTGACATACTTTACGTTTGTTGAAGAATATACACCAATTGACAATGGATTTACTGCGCTTACTCCATTGATGTAATTATATAAATATCCAGTTTCTGATCCGGCGTTAACTGTACTTGCATTCCAATAAACAGTTCCATCATTTGTGGAAGAATTGATTGCATATCTAGTACAATTCTGAATATAATATTGGTTTGCTTCATTTAGCCTTAAAACATTTGCTAAGCTATTTGTGAAGAAGGTAATAATGTCACTGGTGTTACTCACAACAAGGGATAAGAAACCATTACTATCATCTTGATACAATGCGCCATCCGACCCGTAAGAATTTATACTAGAGTATTTTCCAGTTGGATCAAGTAAATCTAAATTCTTTGATACACCAACTGATGATCTGTTGATTGCGGTTGATTTAATAATCGAACTATACAGTGTATATGGGAAATTGCTATAGTCTTCACCATTAACCATACGATTTTGACTATAGTAACGAAGTGGGGCGCGCTGTTTAATATCATTTAATGTTTCGCGCGCTTGTGCATTGGTAACCGTTGTGGTAAGTGCTAACCCTACGGTAAGAGTTTGTGGCGTACCTGTATTGTCAATATAAGTGAAGGCTACCGATATGCCTGACATTTCACTTGGATCAATTGTATATGTTAGCGCATTCCCATAACGTACATATGCTCGGAAGTTGCCGACCGGAATATTAGAAAATACACCGTCACCAAATACATAACTAACAGCATCATTTGTTCCAGACTGAACCGAAAAAATAAGACGTTTAGATGATTCTGTTTGTAAATGTGCATTAGCATATACGTTTTCTACTTGAATCCATGGAGTTCTTGTGCCATTATTGTTAAACTGATACAACCAAGTGTCTGTATTATTGATATTTTCAATTGATCCTATTGGGACAATTTGGTTTGAAATTGCTTGAGATAAATTAAAATCAAAATTTTGTATAGTTCCCTGTTTAAAATAGAAGAAAAAACCAGTATTTGGACTGCCATATCCTCGCATGTCATTTCGATATAACATATTGAACTGTCCAGATGGTGCTGGTGGAATTTCATAAATATAATCTTCGTTTAATGAAGTGACACTCACTAATTCAAAATTTGTGTTTTGTCCATTTACGGATGACGTAAAGGGAATTATTGGAAGAGATGTTGGTGTTATCTGTATTGCATATTCGCTAGTAGTGACACCGAGAATATTTTTTACATTTCCCGGTTTGCCGATACTTTGTACTGGAATCAATGTCGCGTTGAATATCGTGTTCATTTGGTTTAACCAATTAGGGTTCGCCGGATCGTTCCATAAAACTGGAACGTTGCTCAAGTTCATACCGTCAATATCAGTGATATTTTGCGTCGTAGATACACTAACAACCTTCAAATACCCCTGACCGGCTAGATTACGTTTTGGTACATAATTAACTAAGTTGGCCAATTTAATTACAGAATCTCGACGCTGTGCGGTATCAATAAAATTTTCGCGCGCGTTTAGATCAGACCTAAACGCAAGACCCTGACCCATAAATGCCATGACGTCCAATAATGCAATGAATTCCGAAGATTCAATATAATCATTGAATGTTTCCGGATAGTATACCTGCAAATAATCTATGAAACTCTTACGTAAGGTTTCATAGTCATAACTTTTAAAGTCAGCTTGGTTGAATGTCTGATATAATGATTGCCAATCATTCGCTCCAAACAATGCAGATTTTCTTGAACTAGTTGCCATTATTAACTCTCTTTATAAATATATTTATCATTGATAAAAAGAGGGTTTTGTTATTGTTGATATGCAGAATTGGTATTTTGATTGAAAAAAATTGTCAAGTTCTGGGGATTATTGAACGGAGTAATGGCTAACATTACTTCTAGTAGGATTCCATTTTCAGATGGGTAAGCCTGTATACTATTAATAATCATTCTTGGGTCTAAGCTCGCGACCCTTCTGATTTCATTCAATATAGCTTGTTGTGTATTTGAACTATTTGGTTCAAATATGAAATCCCAAATGTTTGTTCCATATGCAGGTTGACCGACTTTTGATCCCTTTCGTATATTAAGTGCATTCAGTAAATCTTGAACTACAAGCTGCTCGTCATACAATACAAATTTCTTTCCTGAAACCAAGGGACGAAGAAATGAGCCAGTCCCGTTATCTGCCCCATTTGGAACATTAGTGGTTTGTGGTCTGTTTGCATTAATTGAGCTATATCCGATATAAGTTGACATGGTATTATTTATCTCCTCACGAACTAGTAATATCTGGCGGTGATAATATATTTGGTCCCGTAATTCCAGATAGCGAATTATTAATATCAGCCTCATTAGGCGTTACTGATGACTGTAATGCTAACAACGAGTCTGAAGTCAATGATTTCGCAGTTTGATTTATAGTAGCTACCGAAATACCCTGAGCATCATATGTAAGTGATTTTAAATCACTTACTGTTGAATTAATTGAACTTCCGATGCTACTTGATGTCAAGTCCGGTGCAACAGATTGCGCCGTTGAACCGATGAATAACTTATTAGTATTACTAATAACATCCAGCGATTTTGATAAGGAATTATTATATGATTGTCCAGTAACAGAATTTAAAACACTCCCAAGCGTTGATGATATAGATTGTGTTGCGTCAGATGCTGTTGTAGTTGCAACACTAGTAGCATCAAGTGCATTATTAGCATTTGTTAGTGCATCAAGTTGATCTAACGATGATTTATACGCAGAGTCATTGACTAGTGTTATATATGCTTGATATGCCTGTTCAATAGCAGGATCGCCATCGGGTAGATTTTGCTCAACTTTGTAATATGCATCCAAAGCATCTTGAATTTTAACCTGATATTGCGTTACTTGATCTTGAATTTTATAGGCAGAATCTGCCTGATCAACAATTTGCTGATAAGCATCTTCTGCCCCAGATGGAATCTCACCAACCAAGCTGGGTGGCGGTATACCATTATCACCAAGAATATTTGTCATTTGTGCAGTTATTGTACTGCGGTCGGTAGTGTTAAATCCTACTGACGGTAGTTTTATTGATGATGTCCCACCAGCTATACTTGAAATAGCTGATTGTAGTTGTGCTATAGCGCCAACCGACAGTCCTGCGCTTGCAAGTGCTGTCAGTCCATTGGCCTGTGATTGTAAACTTGAGACTAAAGAAGATATTCCGCTTGACGGCAAATTCATGCCCATTGCGGCAGACTGTGCTTGATTAATCAAGCTGGTTAATTGTCCTGTTCCCGGTATAGAGTTTATTACTCCCTTTGCACGATTCAGGACTGATGCTACTGTATTGATGCCTCCCGGCAAATTGGATACTCCGGAGGCAGTGGCAGCGGAAAGTGATGCTGATGATCCTTGTTGTATTATTGACGCCGATGATGATAGAGAATTATAATCGCTTGAATTTGATGATGATGCCCCTGCAAGACTACTAATAGTATTAATTGCGGAAGTAACTCCTCCAATTGTCGGATTTAATGGTGACGAAATTGTTGATCGTTTGGTTATGTTGCCAGAAATTGTGTTTGCAATTGCAGTAATACCCCCAATGGTGGTAGTAATAGAACTTGAACTCAATCCAGTCAATGAAGCAGACGTTGATAAGGCATTATTTACTTGATTAATTGATCCTGTCACCCCAGCAATGCTATTATTAATTAATCCGGATACAGCATTCACTGATCCTAGCGCATTCGCTAAGGATGATGGTGAAGGGTTATTAGGAGATAGTCCCGTAACATTCCCGGCAATAGAACTTAATGTGGATAATCCTGACTGCGATGGTATACCAGCTAATCCACTCAGTAATGATCCTCCCAGTTGAGTAGATTGGCTTGCAACCGTAGCTACTTTAGCTGCATTTGCTTTGGCTATGGCATTTAAATTTTGTGGTATATTTGCTTGTAATGGAGTGAATGAATTTACAATGGCTTTAAATGCTGATGCTGATACTCCATCTGCCAAACTTAATAATCCGGACAAGTTAGGAGAATTACCCATCGCAGTTAGTGCGCTCGCTATACCACCTAACCCACCGATAGCCGTTGATGCAAAAACTGCGGCTGCACCACCAGAACCTATTGCGCTTAATGCACTCTGTACTTGATTCACTGATCCGTAGATTGCTCCACTAGCACTGTTAACTGCACCAGAAGCCGTACCACTTATTGACCCTGCGGCACCTGATAATGCGTTGGATACCCCTGACAGCGCGCTGGATGCTCCATTTAATGATGTTAGTGCAGTTCCCGTTTTTCCAGTTACCTGTTGAATTGCTGCCAAGGTGGCATCTATTCCAACGGTAGACCCTGCTTGCACTAAGCCTGCTACTTGAGTAGCAGACTCGGTGCCAGATATTACACCGGCCATACCCAGTGCTGTTTGTGCTTGTTGCATGGTAGTGACTACCGCTGAAGCCTGTGCGGTTGGGTTTGATACCAAGTTTATCAAATTTTCTGCACCGGATGTGCCAGTAAATATTGATGATGGCATTGCCTGTGTAATATTGGCTCCAGAATTTACGAGACTATTAATTAACGTATCTGATCCTGGTTTTATTATTCCTGCACTTGCCAATTGGGATGGTGTAAGAGCAAATGAACCTATTGCGGCGACATTTCCGCTATCTGTGGCAACTACAGCAGAACCAAGTGTTACAGCAGAATTTAATGGGCCGTTTGATGCTGCCGTTGCTACAGCGGCAATCATTGCATTAGTGGTATCAGAATCAATTGCACCTGAGATTGCATTTACTGATGGCGCAGAAGATATTGTTGCTATATTTGGTGGTTTTGCTGCCGGAGGATCGCCTGCTAATGCTGGGGTATTACTGGTGAGTCCGGGAGTTCCTCCTTGTCCACCGCCTGATAGTGCTGCTTGATTGGTTTGTTGAACAGATGGATTCGGTGATGATGGGAGATTTGATCCTGCATCCATACTATTCTTTATATCAACTCCTTGACCGGCATTTGCCCATGGGGCATGGGATGGTGCTCGCGAAGCAATAGTTAATAGCTTACCGGGGGCGGCGGCGAAACCTTTATCTGGATCATGTAATGTATCAGTCTGAGCAATTAGCGGAATAATTGGAACTTCTTCTGGATTTGTACTTGGTGAACCGCTGTTTAAATTAACCTTTGACCCATTAATATATGTATCACCAGCGCCGACTAGCGAGGCTTCTGCGCCAGAACTAAATGCAATTGCATCCTTTATTTTAGCTGTAAACTTTTGCAAAGAAGTTATCAGAAAGTCTTGACCTGAACGAAATTTAGTTTTTTCTTCAGAGTTGAATTGTATATTTTTAGCTTGTACTCTAAAATTTTCCATTGCCTGAATATTAACATCGCGGTCGGCGTGAAGGTTGATATCACCCTGTGTTCTCATATTAACAGAGTTTGTGGTAAATATATCTACTGTTCCTTCTTTACCCAATTCAATATATGATTGTCCATTTGAATGTAATAACATTAATGTTTGACCATCATCACTCATCATCAATTGATGACCCAAAGATGTCCGTATATGTATACCTTGGTCTTTTCCAACAACGTCACCATCGTCCATTGTAATGCTATGTCCCGTTCTCCGAGACACTACTTGTAGTTGCTGTGGGTTTGCAGTTGCTAAATTTTGTGGTAGAGTAGCGTCATCATACCCTCCACTATAAATTGGTCTACCGGGCGAATTAACACCCCACCCAACACGACTGGGAGACTCGCGAGAAGCACTTGATGATTTTGGTCCGCGCACTGTGTCTCTTACTGTTCCCTGTTGCGTATGGATCGCTGCTGAATAGCTATGAACTGGTCTGGGTGTGGAATTAAATTCTGCACTATCAGTTGTTGCAGCGTCATTGGTATTCATATTAGTCACGGGTAGACGAGTAGAACCGCCTAAACTGTTTGCTTCACCATTATTGGCAACAATATTATCTGATGTACCAATTGATGGGATGGAGTGCATCGCCTCTGCGTCATGAGCAACTCCAATGTAATATCCATAATTTACGTCGCCATTAATAAAAATTACGACGACTTTACTGCCGATTTCAGGAGGAGAATTTGTTTGACCAAATGAACTAGGGTTATTTTTATATGAACCCGTCCCCGTATTACCCCCGGATGCTCCTGTAGTTCCGCCAAATGGACTCAGGTAACTTACTGTTAGCCAATTTGATGAATCATCCGAGTCTTCTGGCGTTTTGTCACCGAGAAGAACTCTGATTCTTCCTGAATTATTTGGATCAATATTATCCTTAACCGTTGCAAGGATAGGATACATTTTGGTGTCACCACCACCCACACTTGGATTAGCTGATTTTAGTTTACCTTTTAATTTTGAAATATTTTGTGCCATATTTTTTATCCATATGCTCCAGCACCACCGAATCCACCAGTAAGTATGTCAGAATTAGAAGGTATGTTTTGTGGAGGGTCTTTTACGGTTCCAGTAGTCTTAGTTGTAGATTTTGTTTTTTTAGGTGCTTTACCCGTTTTGTTAGCTCCAATTAACTCCGCCAAATTAGTGGCACCGTTCATTTGAATTTCTTGTTCAAATACACCATTATTAAACATGCTAGTAACAGATGTTACATAGTATGGCATGCCTTGTATTAAGGGATTTCCATAAACATCGGTAGCTTGTGCAAGTTCTTTGGGAATAGGAAAGAAATATATACTATCATTTAAACTCATTGTGCCAGACGTATTATCATAATCAATAGCTTCTACTATATCCACTTCAATTATTACCTGAGATGCTTGTGAATTAATTTGATGTTTTTTTGATTGATAATACTTTGAATATACAGCATCTGGGGAGTTCGCATTCGGATTTATCAAGAAATCAGGATCACCAAAAATTTTTAGATGTGCTTTAGTATATGCACCAGAATTATTTAAAGACGTAATATAATCATTTTGCGATTCTAGCGCCGGTCCTTTCCCGCCTGTTCTAGATTCGCTGGTTTGTTTTCCCGGCACCCGAGGAGTATCGGTAGGATCACTAATATCCGGTGAACTAGTACCATCACTATTTTGTTTTGTTTTATCCGTCTCATCTGGAATTTGAGTAACAGTCTGAATATAATCATTATCAAATGCCAATGAAAATTCTTTTACTTCTGTGTTTTTACCAGTATACCAGTATTTATATCGTTTATATGGACCTGGATAAGTTGTTCCAGTTTTCTTATTTGCATATATACTATCATTTACTGGAGTATCATACTCCGTAATTACATAGCATATATCATACGCCCATGATTTCGTTTTATTATCCCATTGAGGATTTGTTACTTGAGGAGTAACATTAAACCAACTTATTTGTGGATTGTTCCCTCCGGGCTGCTGATTTAAATCGCCTTTGTCAGGATTAGCTTGGATATCACTATCATAAATAACCTTTAGTGCATCTCTTAAATAACTGCTTTGTTGAATAATATTGTTGATTCCTTGCAACAATGCCATCCCATGTCCAATATGAATTGTTCTGGATTTGTTGTTTGGTTTAGCTTTAGCTGCAGTTTTAGGATTAGATGCTTTTGTACTAGTTGCACCACTACCGGCCCATTTTGATTTATCCAAGTCAGCAGGAGAAACAATAGTTGCATTCTGAATTCTTTCTGTTCCCGGTTCCCATCTGATGGAATAATTGTTTCCAATCGTTCTGCTGTTATTTTTTACTTGTTTTTTATGTGCTTTTGTTTGATTGGCCATCAATTGGTTTATCGCATCGGAGACCGTGTTTGCTGTTATTGACTGAGTATCGAGTGTAGTGCCATTGGCAGTACCTAATCCCACACTGTGTCCAGTTGGCGTGGCTGCGAAATGATATCGTGCAGGGCTACCATCCAAGGTGAATTTCATACGATTAATAGTTAAATCAATATAATATTGAAAAGTATCCACTGGATCGGCATTTACTCCACTTGGGTCAAGTATACCACCATCAAAAGGGGAATTACTTAGCATTATGTTCCCATTAGCATCATATCCTATGAATTCAATTCCCAACACATAGTGAAATCTTAATGCATTGTTAGGTAATGATATGCCAGATTTTGAGTTCTTCTTAGCCTGTTTGCCTAGTGTTTCGCAAGTCTTTCTTAACTTAGTACCAAAAGAAAATCCATATGGTTCAACAATGTCAAAAGTTATTGTGTGTTCCTGTGCTGATGCTCCAGTACCTTTTGAGCTAATAATACTCTCTATCTTTAAATTATCAATATAATAATCAAGATCAAAATATGGAGCGCGAGTAGCGTTTTGATTATTAACTCCTCCAGACTGAGCTAATAAAAATGCCCCCTGATTGTCCTTGAGATTTGGGTTATCCGGATTTGAACTATTATTTACTGCATCTCTTAGTGCATTTACATTCTTATTCCCACTCTTTACGAATGCGGTATATGCATCCGGACTTAATATATATAAACTTAGTATGTAGTTATAACTTGAAAATTGTCCTAATGGATTTTGCAATCTTTTACCCGGTAAAGTATTATCGCTTCCATTATTGTTTACTGTCGTGACATTTTCAGCATTGCTATAGTTGAATTCTGGTAGTAATTCTTCATCTCTTGGCAATGCTGGAACATCCGTTGGAGGTATAATTGGTCCATTTGCGTCTGGAATAGTACCGGCAGGATTTGATGAAATGTCACCACTGTCATCATTTACTGAACCGGTCGCGGATGGAGGAGGAGGCGCGAGTGGTGTTTCCATTGGGGGCACTAAAGGTGCGGGTTTTAGAGTTTGTGTTTGGTCAATCAATGCTCGTAAATCACTGTTACCATTACTGGTTAGATAATTACTAGCATCAGTTGCGGCGGCCAAAATTTGCTGTGCTGATTGTATTTGTTCTGGAGTAGATGCTGGATTGTTAATGACTCTTTGCGCGTCTCTAATTTTTCTGTTTAACTGATCCTGTGCTTCGCTTAACGCAGCACCAGTATTGTATCCAGATGGTTCAAAAACAGAAGCAAACGTTTGTCCAGTGGAACTATCAGCCACTGTTATCGTAATTGATCCGGAAGAATCTACTGAATATCTGATATAAGTATTGCCTACTGTTACAGTATTACTTGCCATTTTATACTCCCAAAACTTCTCTCAATGTAGCCAGAGTAGGTATATATATCCCCGTGCCTGCTGTAAATTTAAAGTATGGATCGGGTCCTAAGGTATTAGGATTTCTCCCAGCAAACACCCACCAAAGTTTTGAATCGTTATACAAATCATATGCTAATAAATCAGGTCTATATTCATATGTTTGAGTTATAATCATATATACGTCCGTAGGATTCAGTGGAATAGTCCTATATACCAGTAAATCCAAATATTTATTATTAATTATATCTGTATTATAGTAAGGGCTTGAAGCAGGGTATATTACCTGATTAGATGATTTTGTAGAACTCATTACCAAATTCCCGTATTGATACTATTTTGCTCATTAATGGATGGAAACAATCTTCCACTTGAATAATCCCTGAGACTAAATTTGTTTGAAATATCATTTCTACTGACCATGGGAACAGCGATGATTTGCATTTGTATTTTTGTCGGTACCCAAGTGGTAGGAACATTTGCCGTTTTTGGTGTAGCAGGAAATACTGGAGGTGCACCAATACCCCCTTTACTGACATTTGCAGGAAGGCGACTTGCACTCTGACTTCCACCCCCGGTTGTTCTTTTATTATTTACGATAGATTCAGGAATTCCTGCGGCAGAAGGCGCAGTTGTCATGATGTAATCCACATCTGGTGGCAAAACGTACCCAAATGACTGTATTGCTAATGGATGATTATCAAACTGCCAGCCACCGAAACCGTGTAGATAGCACAATGGGGGAGGAGTTCCATTTTTCGGATTATCATCCTGTCCATAAAACATTTTAGTAACTGATTTAAAAAAATGAATAACCGCCAACAAATAATTGGCTTCAAATGTGTCTTGTGCAGTAAACTCTGCAGTTATATTTATAGAATCAACGTAGCTACTTTTGTATTGATATATTCTATAGTTACTGTGTGTCAGTGTTTGTGGTTGATAGTCTGCTGCATAATTTACACTAATACCTGGTGTATACGGAAATATAACTCCGTTTGTTTGTACTAAGGGTTCTAATATACCCGGTTCAGAAGCCATATACAAGTAGTCAGCATCTGATGCTAAAGTAAGACGTACTCGCCAATCTACTGCTGATGTATAATTGCTTTGGACTTGTGCCGTTGCTTGTCCCTGTGTGGTGGCCTTAAGTCCCGTAGGCGCAGTTACTGTCAAGGAACCATCTGGGTTTGTTGTCGCTGCATTTCCTGGCCCGGTATACGTATATCCTAATTGATCTGCACGTGCTCGCTGATCTCCCGGACTCAAAGATGCTACTTGTTCCGGTGTTAAATTTGGATCATATATATCTGAAATATCATTACCTAGCGGTAAAGGTATATTTTGTGGTTCCTGAATAGGTGGAGGCGGTGGATCACTCAATGCAGCATCATTGATTTGTCCTATTGGTGTTGATTCAGCTATGGTTACTACGGGTTCTGGTGTTTTTGTTAAATCATTATTAATATTGAGTGCAGCATCATTGATTTGTCCTATTGGTGT